GTTAAGTTAATACAATACCAACCAAAACCAAGTTCTGTAACCGTTCTATCTATTTGCGTGAATGGCCCACCGTTTTTACTTATAAACACACTCAAAGTAAGACCGGTCTTACCAGTTATATGATCTGTGCCAGTCATAAATATTAACTTTTTAGGTGCTGAACCCATTTTGATAGTGTACATATTTCCCCCTAAACTTTAAAGTTAAGAACCATTGACCTACTAGTTCCTCCAGACGAAAAAGTCCCAGGTGTGTCTCCAAATGGAAGAGCAAATCCAATTTTGCCAGAAGCAGGATTAAGGATTGGAATGAAAGTATAGCTCCATGCTTCGTTTAATCCTGTTATCTCATAATCTCCGTCGGCAGTAATCAACAACGCTTGTATTACGTTGTTGACATTTGTCCACATTACAAACATCCTCATGCCCTCAGTCATATCTGATACCGTGAATGTAGCAGTAGAGCCAGAGCGTTTGTAATTTGAAATTGTCGGAGAGTCAAATGTAAAAAATGTCGGCTCTGCATAATCGGAGTCTGCGCTCCAGAGCCCGTTTTTATATGCCACGAGGTATGTCTTGCCCGGATAGTATATGTCTGCATTGCCTAAAGCTTCTCCAAGATTGATCTTAAACTGAGAATAATCAAGAGTGATTGTCCCGTTTCCAGTGCGCTGTCCTATAAGCCTCTTCGGGCAATGTGGGTCAAAATCTTTTCGGCAATAAGCATAAACTATGGTATCATCATCAACCCCGGAAACCTCGCAAGACCCTGTATCTCCATTCCTTGAAAAATTGCTTAATATGGGTTTGGACGGTCCTGCAATACTAAACTCTATATCTCCTGCTGTTAATTCTACCTGCTGATTACCGTCAGAGATAAATGTGAATTCTAGTTTGAGATACTGCCCAGTCATAAAACCATAGTTTTTGAACTCAGATAGTGTCATTGGGTCCCCGGATAATGTAGGTTCTGTATTCCCCGCGGATCCTCTGATTTTAAGATTGCCTGAATTCCAATAGGTCTCATCAAAAAATGACAAAGAATTAAGATTCCAATTAGAGTCTACATATCCGCTATCTAATATAACAGTTGCTGTAGGATGAGTTATACTGAATGGGATAATTGGAGAAGTAGGTGGAGTAAAATTCGCAGAGCGAGCATAATTCCAAATACAAATTTCATCATAAAAATTATAATTATAAACTGATGCTTGATTTAAAGACCCATTCTGAATTATACAATGAAAAGTCAATGCCTGTTTATTTGGGCTTGATCTCATTGTGCCTAGATTTTGAGAACCTATACTTGTTCCGTCTACAAATATATTAGCAATACCTGTCTCTGAATTATAACTAGCTGATATATGATACCAAGTATTTGGCTGAAGCGGAGTTCCTAAAGTAACAGTAAAACTCTTTAAAGTATTATTGCTATCATACATCTCAAAAATAAGAGCAGTAATAGTATTAGCAGTAGCATCAGTAGTAGCTGCTAGCCTCCAAAGTTTTCCTTGATCTCTGAGATTATCCCATTGACCGAATAAAAAATAATTGCCTGTAGCTAATATATCATCCCATCTGAAAAATAGTTCTACAGTCCAAGATTTAGGAGGGTTTTGTAAAATATTAGCTGGTAGATGACCAGCTAACCCACCACGATAACTTCCAACCGCTCTTGTCCCTAGCTTTTTTGTTGTTGTTTGAGTATAAGTATATCCACCTACTGCGTGAAGTCTTAAACCATAACAGGCATCTTTAATTGAAATCGGATAAATTGAATCACCAGAAACATATCCATCAGTATCGTCACAATGCCAAAGTGCACCAAGATTATTCAAAGGTTTGAGCCTTATTTTTGAATTATTCTCAAACTTTTCCAGTTCAGTTTCTGGATTAAGAATTGCTTGAGAATAACTTATTTGTTTTTCTAACGTCATCTATAATTGCCCCTAGAATCGTATTCCTTATAAGGTTGAACTAGCTGTCTCAATCGGTTTAGTTCTTATCAGTTCTTTCCCACAATGAGAACAGAAAGCTGCATATTCATTGCCCAACAGTCTGAAAAATTCTTTACGCCCCTTTTCTTTTGTGTGCGCGCAAGAACACTCAGGAACCACAAATTCAAATATTAACAGGTCCCCGTTTTCGTCACTTACAATCGCTTTTGTTTTCATTCTTGCGGAGAGCCATAAAGTAGATCTGTGTAAATGCTTACAGCAAGCATCTCTCCAAGTTGGGCAGCCACATCCTCAAGGGTCTGTTCTTCAGCTGCTTTGGAATCAATTTGGCCAAGTATTGATCCTGCAAGAATATCACTCACCTTGTCTGCAGCATCTAGCAACCCGCCATACTTCAAAATACCGTTTTCCAACGCCTCTCGTTCCTGATCTCCTGAAAACATACTTAAATCAGGCAAAGGTTCAGGAGTCTGTTCTACCGGTTGAGTCTCTGTCAATTCCTGGTTCTCATTATTAATTGTATTCTCGTTACCCATGTTAACCTCCTTTTTACTAAAAATAAAACCAAGTATCATATAGCCACTCAACAGAATCATACATTGAATCAATATTTCTAAGCATCTTAAATCTTCTTAGACGATCCTTGTAAATCTGATAGAGTGTCTGTAATCTATTGTTTTGTGCGTTTGCAGGACCTCCTATTGGGTCCATGTTCATCTTACCATCAGAAAACGGAAGCCCTTCTCTGGCTCTCCAGTTTAAGACAGAATTAAGTATGTGATAAGATGCCCCTAAAACTAATATCCCATCAGCACCTGAAGGAAAACTATTCAGAGAAATCGATTCAATTAAAGGCGGCTCGGTGTTGTAATCAGATATAGCTTCTCTGATAGCCTCTTTGATAGATTCATCTGTGGATTCATAGTCCCCCAGAAGTTCATTAAGCTCCTTATGATCTCTAAGGAACCTTCTGACCTTTCTGACCATAGAATCCACACCTATAGAGTTTATAGGTGTATAAAATGACACCTCAAACGCAGGCTCACTTACCTCTTTGCTAAGACCATCAATAGTTACTTTGGATTTTATAGTAACAACTCCCTCAGAGTAATTATCGATTGGTATTTTACTTATGTGGATACACTTGTGACCATTAGGATCGGTTTTTTGTGAGTAGCTCACATCACCATTCTCTGCTACAGTGGTCTGAAGATTACCCTCAGAGTCATAAATATCAGCTGAAAATTTCTCAGGCCAAACGTAGTTCCCGTTTTTATCTTTGAAATAAAGATCCCAATAAGCCAACTCATCCTGTCTGAATCTAGTCTTTGTCATTTTAAGCCGCCTTCTCTAAATGCGAAAGTGCCAACTCTCGCAACTGTTCAATTGACATAGTTGGATCAAACTTTATATCATAATCAGTCAAAAATGCCGTCAGTTGATCATGGTTTAGTTCTTTTAGATCAATTACTGGAACAAACCCAACTGTGAAAGGTGCGGTTTCAAAGAAATACTCAGTGCTTAACTCTTTGGAAGAAGAGCAAACAAGTTTGCCGGCGTTAATAAGCCTCATAATAGGCTCGGTAAGCTCTGTCAGGTGCACAGATTCATTAGGCTTAAGATACTTACCTTCGAAAGCGACATTAAACCTAGATTTGTTAGTTACCACCCAAGACATTATTTCCTCCGAATCTGTATTCACTAGTTCTACCAGACCTAGTCTGATCAAATCTTTTAAATATCTTGGTTTAGACTCTGGATTAACCTTAAATGTATATCCAGGGTCTCTCCATTGACCAGCTATATCAACCTGATGCCAGCGCTCAGCAACCCGTACTGCAGGGCAATATTCAGCAATAGGAGTCTTTGTTGGGTCTTTCAACACTACTATATAGGTATCCTCCATGTTATCCCTAAACTAAAGATAACTAGAAACTTGTATTCTGTCAAGACAAAGTATCGTTGAAAATAACCAGTAAAAAAGGAAAGACCCGGTGAGTTGGTTGTTGTAACCAGCCACCGGGTCATCCACCAAAAGGGAGAAGAGGATTAAGCGATTAGCAAATGGTTATGCAATACCTCCCTGCACATTAGATGCAGAAAGGTCAGAAGGCCAAACAGTTGTCCAAGCAGGAACTTCTTTGTAAGCGTCAAGCGCTGCTTCTCCAGTAAGCCCATCACCGTAAGGCTCAGATATATCAGCATCAAACAACGCTATTCTGCCTACACTGGTTATATTGCCAATAGCAAACGCAACCCAACGCTCGCCAGCTATTCTCAGACGACCCATAGTATTGTCAAGCAACACCACGGTATTTCCAAGTGTCCTAGCAATACCCAAGAAGGTCCTGTCTTCAGACGCTCCAGCGATTCTCCTCATATTCTCATCATTGACAAACCCATAAATAATACCAGGCCTTAACAGGCGCTCCTTCCGTGAAACGATCCAGGTGCAGTCCCCGAATCCTTGGAAAGCATCAGCACCCTTCTTTTCTACCTGCGCGATAAGGTCGGTAGACAAAGTAGTATGAGGAAGTTCAAACAACCTATTCCAATCCTTAAAGCAAATAAGGATGGTCTTGAGGTCTTTGCCATCTGTAGACAAATTCTGCAGCCGAGTAATATCGGTCTTATCTATAGCATCAGGCAAAGAAAGATCGGTGCTTGAACCGACCGCCACATCTTGACCAGACGCTGTCACAGCCGCCTCTGCTGTCTTTAGGAAATACCAGTCAAGAATGGTTGATAAATAAGTTCCGATGTCATCCTGAAAGATAGATGTTATCGGTTTCGGATATGCCGCAAGCTCTGCTCTGGTGAAGTTCATCTCAGTGGTTTTAAGAGTAATGAACGGAACGAAGAATTTGTCTGTAGTAAACAGTTTAGCTTCTCCAACTCCGCTGCCAGCATGATAGAAAGGATAAACACCTGCTCTCGCCCCTTTCTCTAACCACGCCACAATCGCCAGTTCTTTGGAATTAGGATATGGAACAACCTCGTTTCCAATCGCAGGTTTGAAATCCAATATTTTTTCCGCAAAACTGGTCTCACGAACGATATTGGTGACAATAGATCCAGCAACCTGCTGAGCCTCTTTAGCCCAAATAAGATTACCAGTAAAATTGTCCCAAAACCCAGTATTGACTTCAAGGGTTGTATACGGATAAGTCATTGTTAATTACCTCCTTTTATACAAATTAAAGAACCAGAATGGTGTAATAATCGGTCCCACCAACGGTTTCTTTTTCCAAAACAATTCCTACAACAGTCGCAGACCCACTAGCTGTAGTCAACTTGCCTTTGGCAGTGGTATCTACTGTGCAAGAACCACCAACAGACATACTACCAGCAACCTGGTCGGTCTTGATAATATAAGAGTTTCCTCTCAGATATACAACCTGACCAAGCGCCTTCCCAGACTTATCTTTAGAAAGCACTGGGAAATACTTAGGTTTGCTGTTAGCAGAAGACCTCTCGAGCAACCCAGTATCACCAATAGCAAGGAACATACCCTCGTTGATATTATCCCAGTCAGTAGTATCTGCAACTGCCATGGAATCTTTGACCACATTTACTCCAAGACTATCTTTTAGTTCGATCATTATTAGTTACCTCCTTTTTCAAAAATCATATCTATCAGGGTCTGCACAGGATCGGTCATCTGTGGAACTGCAGGTTCACCAAGAGACTCTATCCATCCAGACGCTGTCTTAGTCGCTTCTTCTCTGGCCACAATATTTGGCGCAGCTGAAGCTGACTTAATTTCAAAGTCCTCAATCTTCGATGCCTCTTCCATAGAGGCTATCTTTTGCCGAAGCTCTTGATTTTCTTCGCTGAGTTTAGTTAACAACTCAGCTGTTTTTCTAAGAGCTCCAACTAATTCATGTTTAGTCATTTCCTAATCCTTCAATGACTAATCTATCATTCTCTATTAGTTCTGCCAAGCCGTGTAATAGAGTAATACTGGCTTGGACTAATTCGGAGTCTGTTGGAGTATTTTGAGTAACGGATGCCTCCTTAGGTGCAGAAGCTTCAGTCTTCTCGCTTTCATCCTTCTGCACAGGCTGAGCTTTTGCTTTTTTCTTTTCCTCAGCTTCTGTTAGTTCTTTTTCTAAAAGATCTAATATGGTCGGCATCTAATTCCTCCTCATTACTCTATATTGTAAAGCCTTACATTCTTAGCTCCACCACCAGAAGATCTCCGTTTTCCCAACTGATGACCAATCAGAAGACCACCGACTCCTAAAGCTCCAGCTGTAGCCGGGCTCAGTAATAGCTGTTTAGCCTTTTCTGGTCTAAGGGCATTTGCAATAGTACTTGCTGGTTCAAAGAAATGACCGGCGGAAGTATAAAACTGATGTCTCATCTCATTACTTGGAAGTTTTTTAGCGAAATGCTCAAGAAGACCAATAGCTGGAGCGGGAGCTCTATTAAGAATCTGCCCAACTAAAGACCCAGCTTCAGAAGCATAGAACTGAGCTATCTCCGGATTAGTGCTTTTAACCGCTCTACTTATTAACCTAGAAGCCTTAGCAAAAGCTAACGATGGAACTCCCCATCTTCTACTTGCCAAAGCTGCTAAAGCTCCACCAACGCCTAATAGCCCTAACCCTAAAAGACCTGCTTTCAGTCCAAGATGGCTACTAGGTGGATTAGGAGCTTCTTCTTGTGGAACAACTTCCTGTGGAACGACATTCTTCTTCGCATGCCTATAAACTCCATATCCAACAGGAATCCCTGCAATCGGACTAAGCAAAGGAGATACAACAGAACCTGCCATCAAACCTTGTGTAAGTGGAGATAAAGTCATCCTATAATCACCGTCCTTTGTTTACCGTTTCCTACCCCTCCTCCTCCGCCACCCGAAATTAAATCGTGAGCGGCATAGCCGGCCAATCCACCAGCCCACCAAGGAATTTTCTCCCCCCAACCTTTTTTAGTCTCATTTTTTGCGAGTTCTGCAGCTTCTTGTTCGGCTTTTTCTTTCGCAGGATTAAAAACACCAGGGACCGGTATGTTACTAGATTTAGCTCTCTCTTTAAGTAGGCCTAACATGCTTTCTTGGTGTTTTTTACCGAGCTTATATTCAGTAGCTATGGACTTAAGTGCAGGCTCACCACCTCTTTCAAACATTGTACCAAGAAGTCTAGTCTTGCCTTGACGAGAAAGAGAGTTAAACAAATTTTTAACTGCTGTATCTTCTGCGAGAACACTAGGAACGTGAAGTTCATAAGGTATTATGCCTTTTGGAGTAAGTGCACCACGTACAGCTCTCACTAAGGATTGTTCACCTACTCCTTTGAGTAATGGGACTTTCTTCAGTCCTTCACCAAGAAGACGCCAAAACCAGAAACTAGGACCCGCTGCTTCTTTGTCAAGCTCAGGATCAAATATCTCCTTAAATGTCGGCATTTAATCACTCCTTAATTTAGGAATAAGTGGACGACCGGTAAGCATTTGGTGGCCGGCATAAAGAGTTCCCCATGTAGCAGGACGAGAAAATAACTCTCCAGCAAGCTGCCTAGTTACAGGATGGCTCCAGCCAAGCTGAGGGTGAAAAAGGGTGTGTGTGAGTGTTTTGAAAATATCCAAAGTACCAAATTCTTCAAGACCTTTAATTCCTTCTTTTGCTAGAAGCTTGTCAAGCACAAGTCTCCCGCCAAACTTTTTTACCGCACCCATAACAAGTGGAGCCAAAAGTTTGGCTTGTGCCAATTTGGTAAAAGTCATCTCCGCACAAAGCTCTCCAAAGAGTTTAGCCTCTTCTTCATTCATCTGGCACCTCCAGAAATGGCAAGATTAGATCAAACCACGTCTGGCCAAGACCAAAGCGAGAGCGTCGTCGAAAAGCTGGGTCTTATCATAGCTTGAACTTTCAGCTTCCTTTGCTTCAAATTCTCCAGACAGAAGCTCATCCAGTCTGTTAGCACAGGAGTCAGCCATAATAACCCCAAGTCTATTCGCCAGTTCCGCCTCAGGATTAGGCGACTCCGCCTCTTTCTTCCCACCTTTTAGGCTAGAATCAACACTCTCGTCTGCAAGATCAGAAATCCCTAAAGCAGCCAAAAGTCCGTCGGCCTGTTCGGTAACTTCGGACTGTTTCTGGGCCTCTTTAGTAATAGAAGCATCAGTGGCATTGAATCCACTGAGGATTCTTACAATAGGATCAAGCGCATCTACTTTATCCCACACCATTGTAATCTAACCTCCTTAAAATTATTTGGAAGAAAGATCATCTTCCAGAAGCCCTAAATCAGAGGCGGCCTCCAGGATAGCTGATCCAAGAACTTCCCGATACTCTTCTTCGCTGATGCCAAGGTCTGCTACCTTTCTTTCCACAGGAGCCTGCCCAATATCTGGTTCCTCCCCAAGTAGCTCAACCGCTTCAAGCAAAGACTCCGGAGACACACCATACTGCTCAGCAATGTCCACAATCACTGACTCGTCAATACCGGACGCCGCCTGTTTAGACTGATCACCAACCACCATGCTGAGAAACGCTTCCTCAAGATCCTCAATCGGAGCCTCGGTAATGTCCCTGATCAACTCACTAGCTTTTACTTTTTCCATAGTAATTCCTCCAAATTTCTTTCCACGGAAACTACTGGTCGAGCCAGTACTTATTTCCATGAATAATTGCAGAAAGCCCTAAAATAAAGTCTTGTAACCGGGCTTTCAAGACCCCCCAACCAGCACGCCGATTTTTCCAAAGTAATTCCGAACGGCGTTACGGTCGACGGACTCGTTTTATAATAATCAATGAGCTTGCCTAAATTTTTCAAGGCTTCCTCTCTATATCCATTGTAAATACTACCAATCTTATTGAGAAGAGCATCACCAGTAAATACTCTAAATACCTGTGGAATATCAGGAGGTATAATACCTCTCCAGCGTGCCAGAAAATAAGGCTCAAAGCCACTTCTATAGTCTGCAAACTTTACTAATTGTTGCACTAATTCTTTGTCGACTAATGATAGGTCAATAGTAAAGGGCTCAGAGTATTTGCTTGGTGGAAACACTAATCTATTAGAAGCATACGCCTCAGCCAGTTTAGTATTAGTCCCAGACAAAACCAATGTCTGGAACTCAAGAGGATTCAAAAGAATCCCCAGAGAATACAAAGTTGAAACACTTACAGGGAGGGGAACAGAACTTCCTAACTTGAGTAAATAGTTTGTTGGGATTTCTTTCTCCCTGGACATAATCCTGTGGGCTTTTGGACTATATTCATAGATCATCTGCTCCATAGCCACTTTATCAGGATCATATTTTATTTCGTAAGCAAGGTCTGCACTGGATAGTTTAGCTGATGCTGCTTTTAGAAATTCTACAGTGCCACTCTCTTTGGCTGCTGGCTTTGTTACGATAGAGTAATCAAAAAACTTTGGCTTCTCGTTAATCGCCCCTATATAAGCACCTTCTTTTGTTAATTCTCCCATATGCTCACGAAGGTCGGTACAATACATGCTTCTGTTGAGAGCTCTGTTATAGCACACAGAACATACATCGCCTTCTGGGATTTTGGCTCCCATAGAACCTTCAATTACATCACCTCTTTCGGCGGCTTCTTTAATGTCTGGAGCTTGTTCAGAATTTACTTCAGCAACCAACTCAATGCGGTGCATATCTGGGTCCCAGAACGCTTTAACGATTCTTCCAATGGAAAAACTCGGATCAAAATTAAAATGATGCCGATACACGTGGGCATTCTTTTCAAAAGATTTGTATCCCCACCAAACATCCGTAAGTTCTCTTCCTTGTTCGTCTGTCGGATGGAGGCCAGATTCAGGCCAGATGTCTCCTCTATCATTAGGTCCCCAAACCTCAGAAGCTCCCATAGGGACTATCCTAAGAGCAAAATGCCCAGGGGTCACCTTATATGTCTGTAAAAACTCATGAACCTCTTTTGGCCTATATCCAAGTTCTACAGCAGACCCAGAAGCTCCGAATTTAACAAGACCTATCTGAGGGGAAAGAACTAATCCTTGTCTACTCCCCCATCCTGCTACCGGTTTCTGACCACCTGTAAAAATTCTTTTTATCATTGTTTATCCCAATTCTAACCTTTTAATATCACTGAAGGAAGACTACCAATGATGCGCACAGCAAGATTTTTCATCGTCTCTGATGAACCGGGTCCTTTCATAATCTTTTTGATTTCTCCAAGTTCTTTAACTGCCGCCAAAGGAGGAGCTTTTGCTCCAGCATCAAGTGTCTGCTTTATCAAATCAGCTGCATACACAGGATTAGAAGCTATATCAGGATTAATTGTATATATTGCCCCTAAAGCTTTACGTACGTCTTCCACAGGATACTCTTTTAGTTCGGGTCGTTGCTCCAAAACAGCATCCAAATTCCTATTTATCAACAACTTATCTTTAGCCTTCCACACACCCTGACCTATGAGATATACCGCGGACAAGGCAACCGGAAAAGCCAAGGTCTTAAACAGCTTCTTTATTCCGTTAGCCCCTCCAGGGATAATATCCATCCATAACGGAAGAATGGGTTTGAAAGGCTTATAGGAAGCCTCCCATGCAGTCCGATCCAGTATTCCTGCATTTTTATTCATAGACTAAATTGACCTCCGCCACCAGAATATCCAGGCATCGGTCCAGCCTCTTGATCTCTGTTGAAAAAGCGCTCCCAAGGTCTCTTGTACAACAGATAAGCTGTTCCACCTATAGTAAGTAGCGGATACTTCTGTAGACCTAATCCATATAATTCAAACGGAAGACGCAGAAGATTAAACGCTATTGCCGACAATGGGGCGCCCTCTTCGGGAGCGGCGGCTGCTTTTTCAAACTCTTTAACAAATGTCTTCATATCTAGTCTTCTCCTAAAGGAGGCTGAGGCCAATAGCCATACCTTGCCAAATGTCTCCTAGCCCCCATTTGTCCAATATCATTAATAGTAGATTTAATATCAAAAGGAACATCCCAAAGCGCCCATGGAACGGCAGCCCTAACTTCGCGAAATAGACCATTCCTAGCAGCAAATGGGTTTAAAATTCTTAAAGGGGCTGTCAACAGCTTAAGAGCACCGGCCTGTTTCTCAAACTCTTTAACAAAAGCTTTCATCTTACTTTTTCCACCCTTTTTCTAAGTTTAACTATCTTTTTCAAAGCACTAGCTACCTTTCGAGTGGTGGCAGTAGCCAGTTCATATTCCATAAGCATCTTAACTAAAGGATGCTCCGGATTTATCTCCTTATCTGTAGATTGTAAATCATTTGGTTTACCTGTTCTACTCAAAGTCCATTCTTGGACGAACCTGACTATGCCCGGATTACTCTCCGCCAATTTAACAATATCTCCAACAGGGACTCCATCCAAACAGGTTCTCCAAGCTGTGTCACTAATAGCGCCTATCAACTTGCTGATCTCGTTCTGTAATGAAGCAAGCTTGGTGTTCATCTTTTGTTCAGCATCCACGATGATCCTTAACCATTTATCGGCAATAAAAACGTTGTCAAACACAAGAGTATCTGGAGCAAGCTTGGGTTGAGATGCCCACTTTTCAAGGGCTTGTAATGCCCTTTTAGATGTCAAAGACACCTCAGGAGGATGTAAATAATCTTTATTAGTAGCTAGCTCAGCACTTGCAGCTTTCTTCATATCGGCGGATGCTGTTTTAGCTCCCGGCAGACTTGCTTTTTCAGGTGGGATCTTCCACCCAAGAGAAGTTGCAACCTTACCTTTTACAGCCCTGATAACTTCTTCTTTATTACACAATGGAAACTTTGCAGCCCGGTTTTTCTTCCCATTCAAATATAAATCTCTATAAATAGCCGTGTTAACACCTTCACATACCCTCTCTATTGCAGGAACAGGAAGATCCACAGTCTTCAGCACACTTATCGTGGCCTCGGTAGGAGTGGATACCCTACCTTCTAAAAACAAAGACGATGCCTTCTGCACTATGTCTTGGATTAATTCTTTAGTTACTTCCATTGTGATCAATCTCCTTAACGTTTGTATTTTTCAGCAATCTCTTTTAGTTTAGCCAAAGCTGAATAACTGGCCTTCTTTTCGGCGGCTTTCTTGGCTTTATGCTCAGCACTTTCGGGTATATGCGACTTATGCCCACGCTTATACTGCCACCACGCCAACGCCCATGGGTTAGTGATTTCTGGGTGCCTTTCCTTCATAGCTTCAACAGTCCCTGCCCAACCGGGTGGCGATACGGCTATTTTCTGCAAACCCAAAAGTTTCTTGAGTGCTGAAAAATCTTTCATATTACTTTACCACACCAACCTGTCTTATTGCACCCATACGCATGTATCGAGTGAGCGTAGCTATTCCCTCTTGTTTGTTCTCCTGCCCTTTTCTAATAACATCTAACATTACTTCGGAAGGTCCTTCTAAAACAGGACCACCATTAAAGGTATCCCAACGGATAGTTCCTTTCTCGCTATCGTAAGTAAAAGGTCCAATAGTTACTTTAGTTCTTGAAGAACCTCCAATTCTGACTTTGGCAGGACCGATTCCAGCACTTCGGTCGGTCTTTTCGGCTTCTATGTTTAACGGCCCTACACGAACTTTACCAGAAATACCTTTAGTTGTTGTTTTGATTGGGCCTTTTCCAGATTCTTCTTCGTGTCTTGTAATTTCCGCTCCGATTAGTCCCCCAAGACCACCAGCTGCAGCTAATCCTCCAACAGTTGGGAGAATCTTCGAAGTAACTTGCTTATTTTTAAGAACCTTGCTTAGTTTGTCGACAATACTCATTACAGTCCTCCAACCAAATTTTAATAGAGATTACTAACTTTTACTAGCCCCAGCAATGCAAATGATTAGTTTACACTAATTAGTGTGAAAATTACTGCATATTTTTGATATAACATCTAAGGAGACCGTTTCAATGCTAAACGGTCTACTAAAACAAGAAAGGGGGATTAGTATGAGTACCAGAGCAATCGTAGAAGTTGTTGATTCATTTAACGAAAAATGGAAAATCTATGTTCATGGAGATGGGTATCCAGAATGGTTGGGGATTAGGTTAGAAGCCTTCATAAAAAAGGCTAAGGAATCTGACCCAAAGGTTACAGGAAACTATCAAGCATGCTATGGAAACATTTTTGGGACGAATGTTGCCCTAGAGCCATCAAGGTTTGCAACTGGTCTCATAGCTTATCTTTTTAATGAAGGTAACTCAAGCGTGTATCTTACACACAGGGATCCGTTAAAAGAAAAGGACACAGATATAGAATATCTTTATCAGGTGTTTCTTGATGGGAAAGGAGAAATAACACTAATTGTTACCGATTTAGTAGGAAGCACACAAAGAACAAATGGGATGGAGGAAATAAAATGAAAAGAGAGATTTTGGACTGTCAGCTGGTGAACCCACAAACCCCTGCTGAGACAGAGGTTATTTACCCTCTTCAAAATGGGTTTTATGAAGAGGAACCGGATCCTATCGTCTGTGGGCAGTGCGGAACGGAGATTCCGGAATTGGGGGCATTCCCAGAAAATTGGGAATGGGGCAGTTATGAAAATCTCTGCCCGCATTGCAAAAAAAGGCAGGAAAGGAGAAATAAATGAGCGAATGTAAAAAAGAACAAAAGGATTCGAAAGTGGAAACGAAAAAATACGAATTGACTAATGAAACCAAAAATGGACTGAGACGCATTCGTGCTTTGCGGGATTTCGGTGCGGTTAAACGGGGAGATCTCGGAGGATGGGTAGAATCTGAGAATAACTTATCGCACGAAGGTGATGCGTGGATCTCTGATGACGCACGGGTCTTTGACGATGCATTGGTAAGCGGAAATGCAACAGTTTTTGGTGAAGCCTTGGTCTACGATGATGCAAAAGTTTTCGGTAATGCTCGTGTCTTCGGCAATGCAGTAGTCTCTTCTAATGCAAAAGTGTTTGGTAATGCTCAGGTATTCGGTAATGCGTGGATTGATGATAACGCACAAATCTTCGATAACGCACAAGTATCTGATAATGCAGGTGTCGGTGATGATGCACAGATAGCAGGTAATGCATGGATAGCCGGGGATGCGATGATCCTTGATAATGCACAGGTCTTAGGGCACGCACGAATCACCGGTAGTGCACAAGTCTATGGCAGTGCACAAGTTTATGATGATGCATTAATCTTTGATGATGCAGAGGTAAATGGCAACGCCCAGGTCTGTGGAGATGCTAAGGTTTTTGGTCACGCACGGGTTTCCGGTAATGCTATTGTCTCAGGTAATGCATGGGTATTTGATCGCGCACGGGTCTCGGGTGATGCACAGGTTTACGGAGACGCACGGATTTACGGTAATACGCGAGTCTCTAGGAATACACAGGTGCCAGGCGAACCGGAACAGAGTGCAATTGACAAAAGTGGACACTATGAAAAAAAAGACAAAAACAGTGTCAGTTGATAAAACAGATACAACCACTGATTATATTCGGAATTGGCTCCTTAGATTAACCAATCGGGAAAAAGAAACGAAGACTACCAAAGAAAAAACCGAAAAGAAAGGAGGACAAAAATGTCAGGAAGACCAGAAACAATAGCGTCCAGAGAAACTAAAAGAGGTCTGGAAGCTCTGTGCGTTAAGGAAAGTGATTGGTCGTTATGGATGCTGTATTACCCGCCTCGTGGCTATTCATATGAAGTTTCTGTAAAAAAGGCTTTAGACTTTATTAAAAAATGCAAACTCCCAAAGGAAAAAGAAGAGAAGGCTATAGCAAGAACTTTAGAAGTCTTTAGAAACTATTTAGAACTAGCAAATATAGAAAACCAGAAAGGAGAAAAAGAAAATGAAGAAAATGATCGGAGAGACTAAACTTGAAAAAGCTGTGGCGAGAATCGTTAACAGCTACGCAAAGGATTACGACAATGGAGTTACTGGATTTTTGGCGGACTTGATGTCAGATGGATGTTCCTCAGGTTTGGTGGGAGAGCTTATCTACTACAATGACACCACAAGATTCTTTAATAGACATAGAAAAGAAATTTCCGAGTTGTTGGCTGATACTTGCGAATCATTCGGCGGAGGACCGGAGATGGTTTTCGGAGACAAATGGGACAAAGAAGACCCACTAGCTCGCAATGACTTGAACAAGAACCTGTTAGCTTGGTTCGCGTTCGAGGAAACGGCTATAAGACTTGGGAAAGAACAAGGGTTTATAGAAGAATAGAGAAAGCAAAAAAGGAGAATAATATGCACGAAATACATATTACAGAATATTTTGAAATGTCCGTAGGAGACAAAATAGAAATTATTCTTGGTGGAAAAAACTTTGATATAACTAATTACCTGCCACCAGAAGAAAAAGCTAAGTTAAAAGACGGATACGAACACGGGTTTGAACTAATGTTGAGGGGGAATTTCAAAGCTGGAGAGAAAGGACCTAGCTATACACCATTCTCCTGGGACCCTCCATCCCCACCAGATCCACCAGAGGTAGATGACTTTGACATACACATCAAACTTGGGGACAAATGGGTAGATCTCTATCCATACTTATCAGAGAAAGAATACGACTATTACTACGAACTAATGATCGAAAAATGTGAAGACTCTATAGAAAACGAAGTGCAAACCTATAAAGAAAACGCAAGGGATGATAGGCCCTGAACGTTTGATTTCAGTTACTTAAGAATGGAGGTGAAATAGGATGATGTTCTACTACTTAGTTACAAAAGAGGATCTTTCCAAAATTAAACAAGGAGACCTCAGCATATCGTCAGTTGCAAAAGCTGAAAATGTTGCACTGAACACCCTAAGTGGAGAAGACCTAAAATCAATTATGGAGATAAATAAACTAAAACTAAAACCTGGGCATACTATTGAAGATGTCCTTTCATTTCTCATAGACAAACATGTTGCTGATGAAGGAGATATTCTGGAATATCTGCACGACATCCCATATGTTGAATTTCCACCATATAAACAATCAGATTCAGCAGTTAAATTCTTCGAAGAACAATCTGAGGAAATCGCTAAATGCGACAGGGGAAAATGCCCTATATGTGGAAGCGAGAAGTTATCATATGAAAGTTATGCAGTAGACGACGATTGGTTGATCTACAACACTTATTGTCGTAAGTGTGGAGAATTCTCTAAGGAGTATTACAAATTGAAATACATCAGCACTAATGCGGATATTGACAGAAAGCAGAAACCAAAAAAGAAACAGAAAAGGAGTAAAAAATGAGAGTAAGATTCTTCAATCCAGATACTTGTGATTGCACGGCTGATCCACATATAGTTTGCTTTGATACAATGTATGAAGTTTTAGATGCAATAGAAAGGGTATGCGAGAGCGATGTTGTTAGATACATAGTGTATGTAAATTTAGAGTTTTATAAAAACAAAAAGGAATCCGGATCGGATGAGTGTATATACTACAAATCTGGATTCCTCGATTACACAAAGATAGATAAGAGATATATAAGTGGTAAAACTATTGCCAATAAAATTGATGGGTTGGTAACAGCGAGGTCTAAAGTTATGGGTCTTGAACCTGGAATTAGAAAATTACCCCACGGACTAGAAGGGGTAAAAAAGGCAATAGAACTAATAAAAAAGCGCCCCAGGCAATTCAAAGTGCTTACTATAGGGGTCATATGGAAAGCATTTATGGAACATAATTGTTCCGACTTTATTGAATACCCACCTATGCCAGATGGAGGGGACACAGAAGTTGACTTTTCAAATCAAGACTATTATATAAAGAGCCCAAAATATAAAGAGCACTGTGCACAGTTATCTAAAGTAATAGGAATTGAAGGATGCATAGAGCCTTCAGAGAGTGGTGATGAAGAGTAAAAACTACAAAAGGAGGTATTCAATGTACCATACATTAGAAGCACTTATCAATACAGTAGAGTCAATATGTTCTAATGAGCAGGTAAGGTATATATTGGAGGTGTTTTTTTCAACTCGCGGTGTGATGTTTCGTTCCGACATATTCAGAGTTGCTAAAGGAAAAAAGAAACTGCAACTAACCCCAGAAGCCAAAATAGCCAAAACTTATGGTCTTCAGCTAAAAGAAGACTGCCCGTTTGATGCTGCCCACCATCTTCCTCCAGGTCTAATTGGGGTAAAAGAAGCTCTAAAAATGATGCGAAAAAAACCAGAAAATTACTATCACCTGGTAATAGATGTTATTTGGGAGAATGGGTATGTAGGAAAAATAGTAATGATATATGATGATAGAGATAGGACCGGTGAGTTGCTGCTAGAGGACGGGGAGCTTAAAGTAACGATGAGGACTGAACAAAAACGAAAGGAAAAAAAGACCAATGATAATACCAATAAGATATGAGGGTGACTACCCATTAACAATACATCTGCTGATAACTAGCAGATGTAATTTCAATTGTCCTGAATGCTTTTATAAACGGGGAGATGGTGAACTGCCTGAAAAGACTGTTTCTACATGGTTATACCAATGGAAAGGGATTGTTAGGTCTTTGGCTATTGGTGGAGGAGAGCCTTTCCTCTATGAACCTCTCCCAAGAATAATCGCCAAAGCTAAAGAATACGGAATGTTTGTGGCCGTGACCACTAACGGGAGTATCCTTCCAACTAAAAAGGACTTTCCAGTGGTTCCGGACAGGATACACATTTCGTATGACGATGTACATCCACTAAAGAAAAAGCAGGCTATAAAAGCCATAAGGCACTTCAGAGACATGGAAGTAAAAAGCATAGGAATAAATCATATAGTCACTAACCCAAAAGACTTTGCAGACGCTTATAGTCTGTTAAAAGAAGACATCAATAAGATTACTCTATTACTCAAAAAACCAGTGGCTGGAAAAGGAACTAACAAAGTAATAGACAAAGTTTTAACTCTAATAGACGACAACTCGCACGCATTCTGGTTTGACCCATGCTTGTGGAAGACGATGAATATATCAGAAAAAACAGGTGTGATTAAACAATGCGATCAGGGTAAAATAAGTATGTGCATAGACTACAAAGGAAGAGCATCTATTTGTTCTAATTCAAAAGACTATGTTGAATACACTAATTTATCAGATACCTGGGCTAAGGTTAAAACAATCGTTTGCCCTTTGGACAAAAAACCTGGTCTTAATTTCAAAGAAGTAAAAAGCAGAAAGGGGACTATGTTAGTTGTTGAAAAAACATCATACCTTAAGCAGGAGGGTAGTATATGAACGATAAAAATAAAGTAGCTGTGCCATGTAGGATAATAAAAAACAAGCAGATTTGTCCTTCACATAGACAAAAAGTATGTGGGTTCTCCAAGCTATGCAACACTTTTTATCCAGGGCTTATGGAACAAGAGCAACAGAGAGATAAACAATGCAATACATCGGATCATGCAAGGACATAGGAAACAGTAATCATCCAATATATGATATATTCAGAGATGCCACAGAATTTGCTCAGGCACTGGAAGAAGGTAAGAAGATGTCTAAAAAAGAATTCGTAAGTAATGGTGGACTTCCACAGCATAGAGGAAAAAAATTCACATATCTAAAACTTCGTCGTGGGGTTGTAGTAGCTTACGACAAAGATGCAGATGTTCATCACATATATGTAGACTAAAAAAAAGAAGGGGGGAGGGATAAAACATCCTCCCTTCTTTTTTAGCCATTAATTTGTCGGCGCTATTAACCTACCAGGAACTACCTTAAAAAACGCCTTCTTCAAAGCACCGACGATAGGATGGTCCTCAGGAAGTAGTGACACAAAATCTACGTTGTTGAAGTAGGTTAGTCCCATCTTGGTAAAACCCATTAAAACCCCTTGTGGTGTACTAACCTCAGAGAGAATTAAAGCATATTCAACTTTGAAAGACTCTGGAATCTCATCCCAAGGTTCATCAAGAAATATAACAAAATGTGTATTACCTACACCAACCAAAAATGGAATTTTAGAACATAACAGTTCACTTATATAAGAGTCTGAAGAACCTGCTTTTACTAGATCTTCTAAATGTGGTACGGCTTCGTTCATCTTTCCTCCTCCAAATACTCTTCATAATAATCACAAAACTCTTTCCAAGTACTTTTAGGAATTTCTCCAACCCAAGCATACACTAGATAGCTTGAAGCTATTTCGTAGGCATAATCAATTAGGTCTCTGGCAAATTCTTTACCTGCCACTTTAGGAACGATGAAAGATATTTTTACTTGCGTATAGTTACGTCTGTTAGGTTTCTTTTTTTGCATCGTTTTGACCTCCATCCCATATGTTTCGCGTGGATATACTGTCTGCGAAGAAACCGCATATACCCTTCTTCGACACACTCAAAATACTTATCAATATGAAAAGCGTCATAATCACGAACACATCTTAAACAGAGAACTTCTTTAGATTGTTTACTACCGCATAATGCGCAACCTTTCCCAGTCCATGTATCCAAAGCTCGCTCTAAGGGGCCCAGAATTAACGAAAGGCGATACAGGTGCTCGGTAGTATCTTGAGACCAACTTCCGAATACGCGTTGGAGAGTCTGCTGATTTCTTCGCATTAAAACCTCCTAACGAATACTTAATAATTTGGTATGAAGTATACAACTGTGATAACAGGCTAGCCCGTATAACCTCAAAATGTGAGTATACATCATACAACTCTCTTCGTTGAGCATTAGTCAAAGCTGTTAGTTCCGCGTGGTCAATAATATACTCGTATCTTCGAGTAATCTCGCTTAACAATACTAAAGCCCTAGCCATTTGGTCACACGCAAAATTTGTGACCCCTTTAGACATTCCAATCTTCTTTTTTAGTCTATTACTAAGAACAGAAATAGCCAGCTTTCTAGTTTCTCTAACCTCAGCAATAGCTTCTGGTGAAATTACTTTATGAACCCAATCCTCTTCCATAATGGATAATTATAGCATATTTAATCAGAACGATTCGGTTTATTTACGCTTTCAATCTTGTATTCAAACGAGTAAAGATTTACTTTGTCATCAAAGACATAACTTTTACATAACTCGTCAAGATCGTCAATGAATTTTCTGGGATATTCTGTGTTGATAGAAAAGCTGAGCAGAACAACCCTTCTCAACACTTTTCTAGGTTTTTTATTCTTCTTCCATTCCACAGTCTTCCTCCTTTGGTTTTAGTTTGTGGCTTCCTAATAGTTATGCCAGAAAATTCTTTATTTTTTAGCTTCTTCTGATTGACTTGCAGACGGAAGTTCAAACACGACTTTCTTTTTAGCAACAGATTTGTCTTCCTCGAGTCTGAATTTGTCAAGGACATTTTGAAGCTCTGATTGGTCCCCTGTAGCCTTTCCGAGTTCACGTTGTGCAATTGCAATTCCTTGTGTGTATAGGAACATTTCTTTTGCTGTTGACTCCCCACGGTCCCTGTCTATCTTAGCAACCTTTAGAAACTTAAGGAAATTTAATTCCGCTGTTCTTTGGAGCATTAGTTCCTTGCTTAAACGCCTAGCATTTATAGCACATAGTGCCGCATCTATTTCTCCAGCATGTGCGAAGAAATAAGGCAGAGATGTGGAGAAGTTTCGGCATCTTTGTAGAAAATCAGTAAATAATTGGTAGGAGTATACAAACATTGGGTCAAAGAAATAATGAGCATATATACCTAAGCTATTGCTGTCGACAACGAACTTGAGTTTATCACTTATCAATTCTGATGCTTCATCAAACTTAAAGGACACACTGAATAAGAATATGTCGATATAGTGTCTGAAGTTGAAAAATAGATATTGCACCTTATCCCATTCCATGCATTTACCAGAGTTTGTGTCAAAAGCAAAGAATAGGTCAAACGCCTCTATTAGTTCTTTTTTAGGCTTCTCTTTGACTAACTTCTCCAGGGAATCATAGAATATAGGAAGAGCGTCTACTACATCTTCTCTTACTAGTCTTCCCTTAACCCTTTCTGATGCTCCCAAACCTTTTGGGTATTCCTCAAGAAAAAGATAGATTAAGTATCTCCAATATGGTGTGTCTACAGGAAGACCTAAAGGAAACTCCGAACCGAACACTCATTCCCCTTCCTTTGGTATAGATTCTTGTATTAACCCCAATATATTCTTAAGTTTGGCCAAAGAAGATAATGAGGTTTTTACACTCGACTCTGGAACATCTCTCAAACCAAGCCTACATAAAAGTAACAGCTTAGATAAATAAGAAATTGAATCTTCAAGTTCATCGGCATGATTCAAGAAAACCCCTAGGTTCTCTGGAGTTAAAACAGAAAGAGCCAGGACTTTATCCACCGCAGGGGTTGCCTTAAGATCTTCGCTCTCGTCAAATAAAGATTCCTTAAGCTCATCTATAAGGTCTGCGGTTTTCTGCAGGTCAGCGCAAGCAAACTCAGGAGAATTCGACCAGAAAGTTTTCCCATTAGGATTTGATGAAGCTTCTTTAATGATTTTTGATGCCAGCTTGTCAGAACATCCAAGTGATATTAGATGCAAGAAAGCATCTCTTGCAGATAGATTAGACAAGTTTCTGGCGTCTCCACCAAGATAAAAGCTATTACCCTGTTTTATCAGATGATACTGGTAAGATTCTTCAGGAAGACCGGTCATCTCATCTAGGGTTATCTGTTTCCGCATAGGTATAAATTCTGCGTCATAAGGAATGAATAGTTCGCTTGCTAATTTTACAGGATAAGCAAGCTCTGGAACAAAAATCAGACGCATTGGGACTGTTCCAGCGTTAGCAAAGTAATCATCTCCTACCCTATTGATGGTCATAGGAACGCTTGCTATTTTAGAATTGAAAAGGAACATTCCAAAACCCTCAGGAGGGCCGAATACATCCACTGCCTCGTCAAATTTGGAAGCAGCCACTTTTGAAAAAGAATAAAGCCCTTCAGGAAGAACATACATAGGTCTTTCATAGACCCGTTCGAAGTCAGTCACCTTACTTATTCTGTAAGCAGATATGATAGAATTGCCACACTTTACAAGACAAGGACCTGATTCAGGAGTATTAAGAGGAGGCGGGACCTCAGATGCTTCTCCTTCAGTAAACTGGACTACTTCCGCTTCAGATGCGTCTTTCTCTATCACTTCGAATGAGCCGTCGAATATATTCTGAGCAAGTGTATATCCTTTCTTTCCGTCTGAAAGGTAAGCTAACGGTGTTTTAGACATAGGAGAATATTTACTCTCGAAAAACTCTTTTATACCAGCTACTTTCAGTAAATCGGGATGATTTTTTAGTTCCTTTAAGAACTCCTTTTTGGTTTTGTCATCTGTCAGTGGTCCCAAGTCTTCAAACAAGGCCGTTTTAGAAGCCCCTTTATTCAAACTAGCAAAAGGAACAACTATAGGGGCATCAGGCATATTTTTAGGACGAGGAACAAGTTTGTTTACAAAGCTTGGAGAGAACAAAATTCTCGAAACCTCATCCTCATTATAAGGGGCTAGATCCCCTTCTTTTAACATAAGATCCAATGGGTATATCTTAAAATTTTCAATTACTATCGGAAGAGCCACAGTTTTAGTTGTATCCTGAGAAGAAGAAACTTTAACAGTTCCAAAAGCATATCCTTTTTCAGGATCGGCTTTGTCAAACTCAACAGCTATTTTATTACCAACAAGTTCTGGATGTTCCTTTGCAACATATTGAGATATAAAGTCAACCCATATAGAAGGATCTAAAGGAACTTTGACTGTAGCAGTTTTAGTTAAGACCCTTGTCTTGTAAAAATTCATCATATTAACCTCCAAATAAAGTGATACCGCTTAACTAAAGATTAGTCAATTGAACAGACTAAAAAAGGCGGGGTATTATCGACTAACCCACAGAATACTTATTACTTACATCATCAGGGTTTTTACCCCGCCTTTATTAGTTTATTACATTAGTCGTCTAAATGCAACTAATTGAAGTAGCTATTTAAATTTCATTTTTAATCTTTAGCACTTTTTTGATATACTCACGAGTTTCCTTGTATGGAGGGACACCACCATATCTACGCACAGCAGTTGGGCCTGAATTGTAAGCTGCTAATGCGAGTTCCTCATCCCCGAACTCATCAATCAACGCTTTCAACTTTTGAACACCGACATAAACATTAATAACCGGGTTATAAAGATCAGATTCACCAGTATAAGTGCAAATCTGCATCACCCCCTTGCATCCTTTAGGTGATGTAGCATCAGCACGATAATTGGATTCTACCTTTGCAACCGCCTTTGCGAGCTTTGGATCTACACCATGCACAGCACTTGCTTCCTCTATTACTTTCTCTATGCTCCCAGCCTTCATTTCAGTAGCCTTGAACAGATCAGCATCAAATATAGTATTTAGTGCACTAAAGAATTCTGGTGGAACACCCTTACACACATACCCGTTTCTTTTTGGAACATACAGACAAATAACTCCATCTTCAAACACCTGATAGACATGGTATTTCTGGTCCACGAAGTAACCATCTTTGACATGTAAGTTTGGCACATTAGAAAATAAAATAAGCAACAACCAACCAGCAGAACAGACAAGCACAGACACAACAGAAATAACGATTCCTTTAATCCAAGTCATTTTCTACCTCCTTCTACTGAAAAAACATTAAATAAACGAGTAGTTCAGTGTTTAACTACTCCTCGTTTATCTATATCAAAAAATCAAACGATTTTTAAAGGAATCGTGGAAAAGGTCGTCTTAGTTTTAAAAATCTACTCGTTCTTCTAACCGCACGTCCTAAGCCTCCAAAAAGTCTGCCAAGTCCACGAAGTGAAAGAAAGGCCGCAGTCTTTTCCAAGTCATTTTGATCTATACTCAAGAATTGTTCTATTACTCTATCAGGAAGAGATCCTATAAACAAAGGGACGTTCGTCCCATCAGATTCTAATAGTTCTGAAATCTGTGCCAGTTTTATTAGATCTTCCTCATTTAGTCGCATTTTCTTCCTCAGGTTTCTTACCTAAAAAATAGCTTAGCACAGGAATCATAGTTAGTAAAGGCCTATTCCTACCTATGAACTCCCTTATTTCAGAAATAGGTCTCTGCTGAGATAGTAAGTAAAGAAATAATCCAGCGGCTACAACTGGAATAAGCCACCTAGATTTATTACTCTTCTGTTCTTCCTTAAGAAATTGCTGGGCATTATAAAAACTAGGAGGAGGCGGAGGCTGCACAACCGGAGGAGGAGGAAAATATGGCTCACTTGCTTTCTTTTCAGCGCTTTTTCCAATAGCTGCAAGAAGAAGAACTACTGGAAGCAATTCAGGGGTTCTCACAGTTTGTGGAACACTCTTCTTTCTTATTATCTCAGTGACTAATCTCATGATGCCAGGGCGGAAAAAATACTCGTTAAGAGTATCAATTACTTTATGATCATTATTATCATCCGCCAGCTTAAAATACTCTTTCAAGTTACTTCCTCAAAAATCGTAATAAAGTCTTGATCTGGTTAGACTTACCTCTACCCCTAGCCAATAGAAGAGAAGCCAATGCAGTCCTTAGACCGGCACTTCTACTAGCAGTTCTTCTTGCAAGTCTTGCTAGTAACTTAGATGAAGCCTCTTTCTCAAGAGCATTCGCCAATGCCTCTTTAGTAGCGTCATCCAGATCCATGACGAATAGCTCTGCTAAAGTGTTAACATCATTGTTTTTGGCTGCATCTAACGCTGCTGCTGTTTTCAACAGTTCATAGTCGTCTTTCATGTCGACCTCACTATGCTAGCTACACAGCGTCTAAAACCTGATGACAGCAAGGTGGGTATCAAAAACAGGTCTCCAAGCTCTTACCAATATCCCCGCTTACCGAGGACGAACCTTTCTTAGCATAGAAACGAGCTTGTTAGCTCCTTTAGCACCACCACGTCTGCGAAGCGCTAATGCTAGTGCCAAAATGCCCGGTATAGAAGCCAACCCAGCTGCTCCACCCCATCCAGCAGGTCCGCTAAGAATTTTTTTGATTCTTTCGTATCGCAAACCCGAACCTAGCCAAGGTGGAATTTTCTCATCTCTTCCTATTTCTCCTTCAGCCTCTTTTACAAGAGCATTAGCCAGTGCCACTTTAGTATCGTTATCCAGTTCCATGACGAATAGTTCTGCTAAAGTGTTGACATCATCATTCTCTACAGCGTTCAATGCTGCTGCTGTTTTTAACAGTTCATAATCGTCTTCCATGTTATCCTCCTTCATCTAGTCTACAAGACCCGATTGACAAATCTGACGATTGTCAAACAGGGCTTTAAGCGTTTACCAGAGACTTACCGAGGACGAACCTTTCTTAGCAAGGAAACGAGTTTGCTGCCTCCGCGAGCACGCCCACGAAGTGCCAACGCTGCTGCCAAAAGACCAGCCAATCCAGCTGCCCCAGTTGCTCCACCAACACCTAATTTGAGTTTTTTGATCAACTCACGCTGTTGTGCAATGGTATTTCTGTTCTTTATACCCTCAATATCTTCCGGCGTGATCTGACCAGCCCTGTAGGCTTCTGGGTGGAATATTCTCTCGTACAGACGAGCAAGGGCCTCTCCAGCGTCGCCTGTAAAGAGGTTCCAGTCAGCCTCCTTCACAAGAGCATTCGCCAATGCCTCTTTAGTAGCGTCATCCAGATCCATGACGAATAGCTCTGCTAAAGTGTTGACATCATTGTTCTTGGCTGCATCTAATGCAGCTGCTGTTTTTAACAGTTCATAGTCTTCCATGTTTTTACCTCCTAAAGTAAATTTATACTAATTATTTAGTATTGCCAAGATTGGCACATTAGTCACCAAAATCTACCCCCTTAAGTTGCTCTCTTGCAGGAGACTTTAGTGGAGTGCCTAAGAAGAACGTCCCCAAGCCTCCACCCCCAGACGGTTTTTTAGCTTGGGGTTGAGCAGGGGTTTGAGGCTGCATCTGGGGAGTAGGGTCTATAATATTAGACCTGACATATTCGTTCGCCCTTCTACCAACATTTCCCCAGTAATTGCCGATTAAGCGTCCTTGATCAGCAACAAAACCGCCTGCCCGTGATAAACCTTGTCTAACATCTCCCCAACCGAATCCGACTTTTTCAATTCCTTCCCTCACTCCAGCGGCCCATTCTTGGAATGTCTGTGGTGCCGATGATTGTTTTTTATTTCTCAGCAAAGAACCTAAACCAGCCCCTAAACCAGCCCCTAAACTAGTCCCAATTACAGCCCCAGGTGCAAGCATCGTACCAACAGGATGTTGTCTAACAGTAGACGCTATTTCTCCAGCTAAAGGTTTAACAACATTCTGATAAGCCTTATTGCCGGCGTTCCTCCAATAGTTTCCAACTAAGTTGACTTGGTCTGCTATTCCACGTCCTAATGGTGTACCAGCAGCAGCTTCAACAACTGGTTTGACATTTTGCTGATACCCTCTCTGCACATTCTGAACACCTTGCCTAAAAGTGTTCCCAATCAAATTGGCTTGATTTGCCAGTGCACGCCCTACAGGTGTACCAGCAGCTGCCCCAACAACAGGTTTGACATTTTGCTGATATGCCCGCAGCGCGGATCTGGTAGCAGATTCAAGATGTGGCCTGACATTCTGTTGATATGCTCCTTGCAGATCCCCATCATCTCCAACTTTTTCGATGCTGCTCCTTATCCCATCAGCCCATTCTTGGAATGTCTGTGGGGCAGATGCGCTTTTACCCCTGTTCAGTAAATACCCAGCTACTAAACCAGCGCCCAACCAAGGACCAAACCTACGAGCAAGAGGACCATATTTAGCCAATCCCTCCATTAATGCAGGTCGGGCATTTGCTGCAAGTGATGTAGCCATAGCCTTCTGTGCTCTTCGTCTTGCCAAAAGGGCTATGAGAGCTCCAAGTCCCCCAAGTGCACCGGCGGCTCCCAATCCAGTAGCGACAGGATGTCCTTTAACAGCAGATAAAGCAGCTTCAGCTGACGGTTTAGCCCGTTCTTGATAGACTTTCCCAAGATCCGCCTTAGCACTATAAGCTTTGGCTTTGATATTCTCTTTAGCTCTTCCAAGCAGTTCGTCAATTAGTTGACTAGTAGTAGCCGACGGAAGTCTGGGTTTAACATCCGACTGCCCACGCATCATTTGCCTGTATTCTTCCATCCTTGCTTTCAGTTCGTCCTCTGCTATAGCTTTATCAACAGCTTCCCTTCCTGCTTCGGTCTGAAATGTGGCTTGAACACCAGGAAGTATCACTGTTTCGGGGGCTGGGTATCCAGCACTAGTGTACGTGTGTACAATCTCATCTACAGGACCACGAGTACTATATTGTGGCTCTTTCGGTATTTTCTGTCTAGGGGGTGGAGACGGTGGAGTTTTTCCAGCATAATATGCGTCAGGATTGAACTTTTTCTCCATAATTCCAGCAAGAGCTTCTCCGGGATAGCCAATTACATTCATTGCTTTATTGTAGGATTCTCTCCAACCGGCCAGTTTTCTCAAAGTGTTCATAATAGTCCTCCTAAAAAAATAATAAAATAGACTAAATGATAAGTATAGCTCTAACTAATCATAAGTCTATTTACTCTATTACTACAAAACCATCAATTTTTTACTTAACATTTAAGTGTCTGTGTCTATTTGTTTCTAAGCATAGAGTAACCAGCCAACTCACCAGCCGTAGGAGTTCTAACTCTATACAAAGCTCTACCAGAAGGACCTGGTGGTCCAAGTGGGTTCACCCCAGGTTTAGCGACTGCTTGAGGTATAGCCCCAGGAAAGATAGGGGCAATCTGGGGTTTAACTGCCGGCAATGAGCTAAGAGGACTAACCATATCGAACCCCAATTTTTCAAGACCATTCCTTAATTCATTAATCAATTCTTCAACTGTTGGCAAAGCAGAAGCCTGTTTCTGGCTCCTACGTCCTAATAAGTAGCCAGCGAGTAAACCACCACCAAGGGGAGCAAGGCTGCCTAAACCTCCGAATGCTGCTGGAGCTCTTTGTGCAAGTGCCTCAGCGAATGATCTCTCTGCCCTTCGTCTTGCTAAAAGCGCTGCAAGGGTTCCAACTCCAGCAAGTGTGCCGGCTGCTCCTAATCCAGCAGCGACAGGATGTCTTGATATAGCAGACAAAAGAGCCGACGCTGTCGGCGTTGATGTTGGTGTTTCTTGTTTTGTCGCTTGTTGTTTTGGTGGATTTGCCCATGAAGGAGTCCATGGAGCACCTGGGTGTCCTGTCATGGAAGCCAAGAGAGGTGATGGTGCTTCTTTCTCTGTATCAACAACCGGCTTTTTAACTTTCCTAAATGCCAAACGTGCTTTTCTGTCCAAATCCGCAAGTGCTCTATTTACAGCTGCTTGATATACTGGGGACGCCCAAGGATCGATTCCCTGAGCCTCGTCTGCCAATTTTTGCAAAGTGTTCATATAAATCCTCCTAAAAAAATATTAGTGCATTCTAAAAGATTAGTCTATACCTGCACCTCCATACAAAACAGTTCCTACATTACTCCATAGTTCATTTATTCGTTTTACTGCCGCTTTATATCTATTACTCCCAGGTGAGATATACTCTTTACCATAATTAATCCCACAGGATTTTAGTAACGAATACTCGCCAGTAACCATCCTTACAGCGGCCATAGCTTTCCACAGTTGTCTATCATGCTGTAGATATAGTCTGTTACTCTCTCTAAGTAATATGTCCGGCGCTATATGACCAGCTACTCTAGGTGCATCTAAGCGCTTGAAAATCAATCCTTTAGTGTACTTATCAGCTAGTTCTTTTTCATCAAGTTCGTGAGCTATTACTAGTTCTTTTAGTTTCCTTAGTTGCTCTTTATTTAGTCTTATTCTACCAAGAGGTGGCCTCTGAGGAAGAATAGCTTTAGCCGTGCGCAAATAGTCTTCTAAATCCGCAAGTTCTCGTAGCTGCTGTTTTCGTTTTTCTGATAACGCATAAATTACTTTAGCCGAAGGAACTGCATGTGCCACATAGGTCTCTGCTAGGTCTTTTCTTTTTAAAAGTTCTAGCAGAGCCTGCTCATTGAAATGTGGGGCATCTTTAGGTATTCCTCTAATTTTTCTGATGAGACTATCTATAGTAGAACTTGGGAAACCCATAAGCACCTTTGAATACGCAGGACCGTATTTCTTGCTGGCTTTTGGAAATTTAGAAAGCTCAACAAGAGCTTTTGCTCTTTCCAAGTTAGGATCAACCATATTCGACCTAGTACTCACACTTCATACCTCTAACTAAAAAAATACAATAAGTTAGTTATTTTGTCTTCTTGTCCATTATTTGAGAAACGTCAGCAAAGTCCGTGCCATACACCAAATCTGGGATTGGATTAAACGACTGAAGTTTAGATTTCCCCCCAGTTATAGCCGCTTCAATAACACTTGTTTTAATGCGCTCGAAATTAAGCTTTGTCATCCAGTCGCTTCCAACTTCCAGAGGTAGAACATTAATTCCCTTCAACACCGGTTTATATTTGACTGGAGGCAACTCTACTTTAACCTGGTCAGGAAGATGAGGCAGCATACTCCTGTCCACAATTGTGCCTTTCTTGAATCCTTTGTAGTTTTCCAATAGTTTCCCACCGACAGCATTTCCTTTAGAAATCTCTGCAAATCTACCAGATTTGTTGAACCAATTAGCATGATTCAATGGCACAAGGTCTCCTTCTAACCAATGTGGGTGACCACCTCTATCGTCTACTTCTGCTACATTAGTCAAGGCTTTTACTATAAGTTCAACATTAGTTCTTCTAATAGGAGTTTGTGTCCGAAGTAAATTGTATATTTCATCAACCAACTTATTTCTAGTTCCTTCAACCCCGACGAGCTCCATATGTTTTCTCGGATTAAATAGTCCTGTAGAAATTGGCTGACCCTTAGTAACCTTGTCGCCTACAGAGACTGTTACTTTCTTGTCAGAAGGAACCCAATGAGTAACATTATTTATTACTACCTCTGTCCCTAAAGGCTTTTTGTGTATGGCTTCAACTTTTCCAAAAGTCTGGGCTAATACTGATTCTCCTGACAAATTCTCTGGGAATGCCAAAAGTTGACGTAGTCTATTAAAAGGAGATATTTGCGCACCTACAGCGCCTCCGGTATGCCACCCAGAAAGAGCAAGCTGTGAACTCGGTTCACCTATGGCATGGGCAGCAGATACCCCAACAAATTCGCCTAGCCTATGTTCTTTTCCACTTGGGTTTAATCCCATACATTTCTTACAAACTCCATGAGGAGCCTGACAATTCAAAGGGGATCTAACCTCTAATTCTTTGATCTTAGCCTTCTTCGCTTCGGACAAAAGTTCCGGAGTAACTAATGTATTCCTACGATATACTTTACCATTTATGGTCACATCGTTAGGCAAATACCTTCCTAGAATTTGGTCGTCATCAACACTCATATAAGTGCCCTTTTTAACCCCACAGTCGTCGGAGGTCACTCTAACGTCTAATACCGACGCCAACATTTGTTTTGATAGCCAGCCCGGGTCTCTAATTTCACGAGCTTTTCCAGAAACCAGACCGGATCTTGCCCCAAGCATCGATGTAAAATAATCGGTCACATCCATCCCAGCGCCATAACCAGATTTTATAGGAACAGTAATCAATTTCCCGTGTTGTTCTACCAAACCAGGTCCGACAGTCATTTGCAAAAGTTGCCCAGGGTTACCTCTTGCTCCAGATTCAACCATTTTGTAAAGGAATGAATCTTTTGGAAGAGTTTCCAATGCTTTTTTCTCTATGGACTCTTTCGCAGCTAATAAAATCTTAGTTTTCTTGTCCTGATCTCTAGTATTGGCTGCCATACGCTCAGCTTTGTCCCAGACCCGTTTAGTATATTCCTGTAAGGATTTAGGCACTTTTACATCTTCTATACCCATGCTGACGCCGTATCTAAACGCATAGTCATTACCAAGAACTCTTAGCTTTTCAACTACCGATGGATAATCATTAGGATGTTTATGCCCAATGTCCGAAAGTAGTTTGGCAAGATTTTTACCTGTTAAAACATCTACTTCATAGCCTTTTGGCAGTGCCTCTTGAATAAGTATTCTTCCGGCAGTAGTCCTTTTCCCTGCGACAGTTACTTCCTCATTAAGGGAAACTTTTTTCTCATTTACAGCAGCCATCAAATCTTGTACCGAGTCGAATTTCTTATCCGATTTTTTCTCCACGCGGGATAAAAGATATAGCCCCATCAACCCTTCGTGTCTTGGGGCGTACAAAGCCTTTCCTGAAGTAGTAGAAAACAGGTTGTTAGATGGTAATAAGTTCTGTAGCTCTTTTACAGCATTTTCTGTTACAGGGGTAAACACAGAAAATGCATCTCCATCAAGGTCTCCGCCGAAACCCTGTAAGGTCAATGGGTGGATGTGTATAGCTTCTCCAGAAACAAGCTTGGGGTAAAAAGCCATCACATTATAACGATGCAATACCGGGTCTCTCTTTAGTAATACAGGTCGCTCTTTCATTTCTCTTTCTAGGGCTGTCCTTGCGGCCGGAACTTTGTTTTTTACCATCTCAGTAGCCTGTAGGGTGGTATAACCGGCTCTGGTCAATCTTCTTATAACCAAAGGACCAAAAATTGTCCAAGCCATTTTCTCAGGAAGTCCTACTTCATCAAGAGGCATACTTTCTTTAGGAACAACAATGACAGCCCTTGCACTTAGATCCTGCCTCCGCTTCAAAAGTGACTGTTGGAAATATCCTAATTTAGGTTGTGGCCCAGCTATAATATCGAGAACGGACCTGTATTGCTTAGACCCAACTGAAAGCCCATTCATCTGTAACGCCTCAAGGGCTGAATAAACTGACGCATAAGCGTCTGCTTGTTCTTTATCTGTTAGCTCCTTTGCTTGTTTAAGCTGTTGATTTAGAATACCGATGTTTCTATACAGCCCATTCAGGTCATTGACAGAAATATTTCCATCCTTAGTCTCAGTTATAGGCCTAAAATAAGGAGGGATAACCAACACATGCTTAGTCATGTAAACATCTTCGGGGTTTCTTTTCAACTCAGCAAGATGACGAAGTATTCTAATTTTTCTGGCCAGTTTTGCCCGCTCAATGCCTGATGTGTTCTTTATTCTTTCCTCTGATTCTGCCAGTTCCTTTTTCACATCAAGCGTGGATAGCAACTTCTTAAAGGCTTTATCAAGTCGGTATTTTCCATCTGGTGATAATTTGCCATCGTCAGTAACACCTAACTTACCCTGTATTAGCTCATCATATTGAGTCCTTGTCATACCAAACAGAATGGCAAAAGCATCCTTGTAAATAGGATTAGGAAACGATGCATTAAGTGTAATATGAGAATATTTAGTCCCTGTAATACCACCTGTTTTAACAGGATCAAACAAACCGCCAGGTTCTTCTCTTAAATCTTTACCTCTAATTATTTTGGTTGGATCTATTTCACCTGAACTAAGCTTGAGAATATCTTCGTCATACAGTGGGTATAGCTGCAGCACATTTCCTGTTTTCTTTACATCTACTCCGAGCGTGCGCAAATAGTCGACAAATTTTTTATAGGGGACCGGCACAGATGGAGGAGGAAGAGGGGCTCCAGATTGCAAAGCGAACCAAAACTCAGGATTCGCCGAACTTTTATATGTCTGCATTTCATACAGGTTCTTCAATGCCCCATGAGCAAGCATCGCATAAAGACCAAGGTGACCTAAAGATTGGGCTCCTTCTCCACCTAAAGGAATGGAATCATAAGAATACTTTTCTCCTACCCCACCTCCACGAGCGGTGGCTTTCGTCAAGGCAGTGTGTTTAAGTTTCAAAATATATTCAGGACCTACCAAAACAGGATGCTCTGTTTTGACCCCTGTCGTTGGGTCTATTAGATATTCTTTGTCCGAAATTCCATGCTCTTTAAGTTCCTTCTCTAGTTCTTCAAGGTCGCCCTTCTTAAATTGAGCAACCATCTTAGGTTTTCCTGTCTTTTCTGCTATCTTTCCAGCAGCTGCCTCTAATACTTGACCAAAATTGAGTCTTGAAGGTATCCCCAACGGGTTCACAATTACATCTACGGTCTTTCCTGATTCTGTTTTTGGCATCTCTGCATCTGGGACTATGTAGGTTATTATTCCCTTAGGAGCGGCTCTAGTACTCAGCTTGTCCCCGACCTGAGCAGGTTCCTCTGTTTCTATGTAGACATCTATATTTTTGCCTTTTACAACTCTTACAACTCTACCCCTAAATGGATTAGTCCAAGTAACAGTCTTATTTTTCCAAGGTTGGTACAATTTCTTTGAGAACCTTGCTAAGAGAAGTTCTTCAGGTTTTGGTTGTATGTCATGCTGGAGTACAGCTATTAAAGGATCCCCTTCATCAATATATTCACCTTCCTTAATTACTCCATCAGAATCCAACTTATTCAACTGATTAGTATTAAAAATCCCAGGATACAAAGCGAGTAGCTTATTTTTGGATACAGCTATTCCTTTTGAAGTATAAACATTCTCTCTATACAAATGGCGTGATGTTAGCTTTTTAGCTGCACTTTCAGATACTACTATTCCGTCTTCAAAATTTAATCCTTTATATGGAACATAAGCAACTAAAAGATTCTTACCTATCTTGAGTTTTCCTTGTTTATCTGTAAAATTTGTTTCGCTAACAATATCTCCCTTTTTAACCTTGTCGCCTGGTTTGACTACTGGGGTAGAATGGGCATAACCACCGTCTTCAAGAGGGAAATAATTAAGAAGAGGAACTTTAGCCACGTTCTTTCCAGATTTTATTACTATTTGGTCTTTGGTTACTTTGGACACAACGCCGTCAATAGGTGATTCAACCATCGGGAACGCGGCTCTTCCAACGTCAGACCAACCATGCCCTTTCGCCACTTCAACATCAACTAATGGATGATCAGCATCGACAAGAGGCAAACTCTGCTCAATATGTTTAGTAGCAAGAAGAGCTCTATTGCCAGAATCATGAGCTAAAAAAGGTATACCCAAAGAAGCTATGTCGAAAAGTGCCTCTGGTACATCAAACACATAATCTACCTTGCTGGCTGGTATATCTACTATTTCATGCTTATGAATTGCTTTTACTCTTGGAGAAACAAAACTAATCTTGCCATCCACGATTTTCACCTGATCTGGAAGAACCACGAAAGACTCAAAAGCTTTCTCAGGTGTTATATAAGTGTATTGCTTATTTTTAATATCCCACACTTTGGAGACTAAAGAGTCTCCTTTCTTTTTGGCTCCAACAGCCATATGAACAACAAGCCCGGCTTTTGAATTGTCTGGAGTCATTATGGGGTCTAAAAAACCAAAAGTAGATGGGTCCAATTGTTGTTGTTTCTCTACAATCTGATCGAGAGATGAGATACCACCTTCTCCCAGAACTGTAACCTTAGAACCAGACGAAGCAATATCTACAGGATTTACCTGAGAAGGAAGTCCAACAACTTGGCTGGAGGTAAAAAAAGTAAGAATAGGATGAGAAAAATGTTCAGATATAACAATCTTAGATATATCATTTAGCCTGTCGAGCCTTGCTAGAGTTCTGTTATGTAAAACCTGTTTTGATTTTAGTATCCTTTCTTTCAAAAAATCGGCTGTATCTATCGGGGTTTTGAATGCAAGAGAATTTTTATCATCTTCCTTAGCCATCCCTTTAGAAACACCAATAACTTTTTTTGTGGCAAGCAATAACACATTTCCATCTACCTTAGAGAAAGATCGTCCAAGCGTCAATTTAGAAACATTTGGATCAAGCACGGTCTCGTTGAATACTTTACTAATATCCTCAGGGCTTACTCCTAGCGCCCTAGCAAAACGAGCAACCGCTTTTTCTCTGTCTTTTATGTTTGCGTTATAAACATCTTCTCCAACTAATGATTTTAATTCTTGACCAGAAACTCCAAGATGCTCTAATATCGGGAATAGCGGAAGTTCTGAAGACCCGTAGTTGAAACTAAATATCCTCGTAGCAGGGTCAAAAACAACTGCGGCACTTTTACCTCTTAGGTTAACCAAATTAAGTTTGGCTTGAATGGTTCCATCCTCTTTACGCTCTGTATAAACCCCAGGTTTCAACCTAAGCTGTATAGGAACAGTATATTCAGTGCCACCTACAATATATGAGTATCTGTCTGTCAATGCAGGAAGATGTGCCAAAGTCATTTTCTTCCGATCCAATACCTTTCCTGTGGCTTTATCTATGAGAGAAAAATCCCCCACCACCCTCTGAAACAGACTTCTATGGCTTAACTTAGCCTTAAGTTGGGCTGGGTAGTCTGACATATACTCATTAGGCTCAACATCAACACCGTTTAGTCGCAGAATATGCTTACTCCCTTCTATAGGGAATACTTGCATAAACGCATCTGCAACCGATTTGGCAATGTCTCGGCTATGCTCAATAGGGTCAATCATCTCTATAAAATTTTACTCTAAATTACTAAAAGACGCCACTAACGATAGGACTAAAAAAATAATTAGTCTCCCCGGCTCAGACTAAAGTCTAATTAGTCCAAGACCGGGGAGACTTATCAAGGAGGTGGCAATTATCAAGAATCAAATATATCGTGTTCCAAAGGAACACCTAGGGCAGTCAACAGAAGTTTTTCAAGATCGTCTTCAGAACTATTTGCAATATCTTCTTCTTTGTAACCAAAAGATACCAGCTTTCTGATAAGTAGATTTCTCCGCTCTGTTGAATCTTCAGATGGATTGTCAGTGTCAGGTTTCCTACCTGAGATAATGGTCTCAAGCCTCTCTAGGAGACGAACTATCTTGTCATGATCATCCATGATCGTAACCATCATTTTTCGGACAATATTATCTATGTCCTGGATAGCGCCTTCGACTGAAATTTTGTCCGACGCTGATATAGCAAGCTTACCGGCTGTGGCCAAATACTTCAGCTGCGCTATTCTAGTTGCTATCGGCAATCCTCTGCTAATCCCTAGTTCTTTGCATATGGAGTCAAACAAATCAGTTGATTCTGGCTGAGGCTTTGCAGCTTCCTTTTTATCTGGTTTCTTAGCCTCTGTTACGGTAGGCTTTCCTACTGTTATAACAGACTCACCTGTAGGACTGAATGGATCGGCTATAACCTGCTTGTCAGGCACGCTCTCAAAGTGTCTCTCCTTGACTTGTTTGGGATCGCGACCTGGTCCGCCTTCCTGTGGTGATGATACAACTATGCCATCAGCCACAGAATCTACAATTTCTTCTGGGCTGCGACCTTGATTGATTAATTCCATAATTTTCTCAAGTACGTCTATTTTAGCAGCTACAAAGAAACTCTTTCTAGCCGCCTTACCGTACTTAGCCCCGACAATGTCTTGCAGGACTGGGCATTTCTGTTTTATCTGCTCTACCAGTGCCCATTTTTGGGCGACCCCCATGTTTTTTCTTTCACCCATATTTATTCTCCTTTCTAAATTATTTTACAGGCTGTCTTTTTACCCACCACAGAATCTTCCGCAATACCACCTTACAATCTAAAGGATGATCTTCCATTTCGAAATCATCTGGTAGTTCTTCTTTACGCAAGTAATCTTCCCATATAGCACAGCATGGAATTTGATCATGACTAAATGGTGGATTACCTTTGATATGACGGATCCCCCTAGCTTTTGCATACTTATAACAAGGACATTTCCTACACCCAAATGACTTACATAGATGACACACATTAGGATCGCCATAACTTTGCTGCTCTAAGCATATCTGCAGAGCTTCAACATACTCTTTTTTCTCTTTGGCCTTCATGCTTACTCTCCCTCTTTTTTTCTGAAATTACCATTTTCATCATACAGTAAACGCCTAATCTCTTCTCGACGCTCCCTGATTTGGCGTTTTCTAAGTTTTATTTTTTCCTTTTCTTCAGGAGTGGCTCTTTTGCCTAGCTTTGAAAGTTTGTAGTCCAAATCCCTAGATTCATTGTCCAAACGATAATCCTCTCTAGCTAGCTTTTTCAGATGTTCAGGAAAGTCTTCAACATGTTCATCCTCCAACATCTTATTGAACGCTTTATAACCCATGAAGCACACTGATGTTGGATCGGCCTCGGCAATTTCCAAGGCTGTTATCGGCTCAAGCCCTATTATTTTTCCCACTAATTTATTGTGGGCTTCCGCCATCTGTTTGAATTTTTCTTCTGGTTCTGGTTTCATCCTCTTTCTCCTTTCTTTGGTTATCATTACTTAAACCAATATCCCCTTTTACCCAGTTATCATTTATTACACAGTTTAATACCCCATCTTTTATAGACCATGAACTAATTATTAAGTAATTCTTTAGTGTATCAAGAACCTCATGAAGAACTGGGATTGAAATCCCATGTCTATTACAAATAGTTGGCACATCAGTAATTCTATAGTAAATCTCAAGTAAAATCAACTTTGCGATATGTGACAGGCATACAAAACGGGGGGAATCCCATACTGCGGAAGGAAGGACCAAATCGTGAGATACTCGAACAATAGGCTTTTTAAAATCAAAGGCTGGTTCTATCTTTATAGAACCTAATTTGGCAATAATCTCGTTTGCCGACCCACACTGTAATTTATTACATAAAAATTTGAGAAATTTACTAGACATTGACCCAACCAAGGGGATTATTTTGTCCGGTTGGGTGTTGGCTATACGGACAACATTGGTTATCCAGCAGTTTACAAGAACGGCGTCAGAGCAGTTCATACAATCTAATGTGCAATTAGATGTAAGTAATAAAATACTCCTATCGGCATCAACATATGATTTCATAACCCTTCTAACATCATCCAAATTCATCCTAGTTTCTCCAATTGGGAATATATAATCCACATGCCTGTTACATCAAAGGAATGTTGTTTATCTATAACCAACCTAAAATTAGCCATATCATCAATTCCTAAGATATTTTTAACAACATCTTCTACCAGCTTAATACAATTTGATATGTCGTGTCTGCGGAATTTGCTTTTCGCCTTCTCTGTCTTTGTAAGCCATGGACCTACAAATACAAGATTTAGTAGATATGTCATATTTTCTTCATTAGGGAACTCAGAAATCTCTTTGAAATAGTTTTGAGTCAGGTAGGAAGTTGCGTCAATAACAAATTTTCTGGCTTTTGGGGACAAAACTCTTCTTTTCTGGTCCCAAATGGTGATATACATCTCATTTGAAGTTGGAGGCCACATTGGAAGCCACATCTTAAGAGTAGAAACATTCTGATTCCCCTTTGTTTTTTCAGTATTATCAAATTCTCCCTCCATATTTTTCTCCTTCCAAGTTTATTCCTCTCAAAGTTATCTCTCTGGATAGAGCTTTCAAATAGCGAAGATAAATATCCTGTTTTGCTTCCAAAAGGGTGCAAGAATTTTCAAGAAAAAGTAGCGTTTGATCTAGTTCTATGAACTCTGGGTCTGTCATCAAAGTAGTATCAAACTCTGTTTTCGTCCCTTCATACTTTCTCTCAAACGCCTTTTTAAAAAGTCTTATCTTACGTTCTTGCTCATGCTTACGGGCTGTGAATAAAGAAAGTTTAGAGTTTATATAGTTAGCCCACATAGTGAATTTGCTCATCAAAGAAGATAGCTCTCTAAGATTTAGCTCTCCAACATCCTTAGGAAATACCGGCTCTGATTCATTTTCTGGAACCGGCTCTTCTACACGAAGACCCATAACACCAAATTCTTTGAAAATTTCTGCCTGAGCGTTGTAAAACGCCTTAATATCCACAGTCATTGAAAATCACTCTCCTTTCGGTCTGGGTGTTACGTACTCGTTTTTACTGCAGTACTTGTAATAAGAACAATACTTGTCACAGTGACCATAGAACGCCATTCTGTTTGGTGGGAAACTACCAGATATTATACTTTTCCATACCTCATACGTAGTCTGAAGAAAAGATTCAAAATCCTCTACACCGAACTTTACATTCTCTGACACAACCTTAGGATTTTTACCAAAAACCAGACAATCTACTCTAGCAGAAAATTTCCGTTTTTTCCTGAATGATTCAAGAAGAGGTTTTGGGATAGGACCTAATATGTTTTCTTTTATCTGTCTCATTACTGCATAGCTGTATCCTTGCATCTGCAGACTTCTTGAAAACTCTCCTTTGCTTGGACTTTTTTCTTTAGTCTTGTGGTCTATGAGAACTAATTCGTTTGTTAATAGGTCTATTACCCCACTAAAGTTTATCTTGTTCTGAGTAAATGGAAATGGCATAAGGAACGGATACTCTACGCTCCAATCTGTAGGGTATGGAAAAGTATATGGGGCTATTTTGTCAAAATACTCACCAAGAACAGATGTTCCTAAATCGAGCATTTCTCCGTAGGAAGAATCCAACCAGTCGACAGAGTCTTTTTCAAAAGATAGCTCTTTTTCGTATATCTCAAGAACTTGTGACAGACGCATGTCCTGGCGATGATACACCTTAAATCTATAGTTATGCTCAAGAGCCGCATGCACAGCTGTCCCACGAAGCAAATAATAGTTTTTTGGCGGATCAGGAACTTCAGGACAAAGATACTTATAATAGTAAAACCTTCCACATTTCAAATAGTCCTGGACCTGAGTTGTACTAAGCACTGGTATTTCCAAAAATACCACCTCCAATCAGTATTTAGATAGATACTCTGATACTAAACGCTTAAGTTCATTAATGTCGAACAGTTTACCTGGGCAAGATTTAGGAGCGAAATCTCTATGCCCATATATAGAGTTAATATCAAGTTTGAACACAATTAACAGATTGGCTACTAGCTCTGCAAGTTTTGCATACATCTTAAAAGTAGGTGAAACAATGTCATAGTTCCCCACACAGCATATCCCAATGCTGTTCTCATTCTGGCCAACAGTATGAGCACCAACAGACAGCAAAGGACGACCGACAAGTATCTCTAGGCTATTATCGATAAGCTCAATGCCGAAATGATAGCCAATATCCGACCATCCGTTAGTGTTTATATGGTAGTTCCTTATTGCCTGCCAACTAACAGTTTTACCATCTTCGGTCAAACTGTGATGGATTATGATCTTATTTGTCGTTGCTCTTCTCTTAATTTTTACTAGTTCGTTAGTCATGGTAAATTCTCCTTTTTTAGTTATTCTACACTATCAACTTTTCTTTTATTACTCCAGAACTCAACAACCTTCTTATGTATCTCTTCACGTATATCTGGCTGTTCCATCAAATACTTATCCAAAGATGCTTGACCGTGAAAACTCCTACCTGCGTATTCATAGTATGCCCCAGATCTCGTAATGACGTTGGCTTTGCATGCTTCCTGACGAACATCCTTGATGTAATCTATTTCTCCAGCCTTAAATGGAGGATTATCCTTGATATAAAAATCAAAATTCCCATCGGAATGCTCAAGACAATTAGAGATTTTGCTTTTAGTTATAATGAATCTAACAGCCATTCCAACAACCTCGTCTTCCTCGCTCCTTATCAGATCCTGCCGTATAAATTTTATTGACAAATTCTTGAAATGCCTAAGACCTCTTCCACCTGGGGTGTATTCAAGTTCATCTGGAGAATAGTCCCAACCAAGACCGAATTGAACTCTTACCTGATTTATGAGAATAACAGATGTTTGATTAGGATCCGTTCCTTTTCCCAAAGTGTTTATCACTTTACGAAGGAACGTGTTCAATAACGCTACAGGAGCTATATAGCGTTTCCCTATCTGACTTTTTGCTTCAGTCTCAGCTGTAAGTGCAGGAACAGAGTCAAGTATAACCAATGAAAATTTCCTGCTTGTAATCATCCGAAAAGCTACCTCTAACGCATCTTCAGCCTTATTAGGATAAACCACATTTAGCCTATCATCGAGAGGAACGCCTAATTTCCTAGCCCAATCCTCAGATACAGGCGATTCCATACACACATAACCGACACATGCGTCTGATAGCTGTTTCATGGCCGATGAAGCACACTTTAGAGCTATGGAAGTCTTACCAACACTTTCAGGACCCCAAAATTCTATAATAGACGCCTTAGGCAAACCTCCACCGAGAGTAACATCGAGAGCTAATATACCTGTATTAATTCTGGTGAGTTCTTGAGTATTTGCGATGTCATTACCAGACAAAATACAAATCTCCCTCTTCTCGACATCCAGCTTGCCTAACCAATCAAACTTTTTGTGTATTTCTTCCAAGAGAACCTCCACACATCGGGCAGTAATAGTCATCGCCACGTTTTATCAGAGGGTTGCCACAACTGCTACATTTTTTTCCTTTTTCTTGGACAAATTGATAGTGGCATCTTGGGCAATCTTTGACGATTAGCAATTCTCGATTAGAATTAAGCTTTGTTATCCAATCGAGCATTTTCCCACCTATCTCTCTTTCCATAAGTTTAGAACCTGCGTCTATCAATTTGATTAGCACAGGAACCAAGCCATAAGGTATCCTCAAAAGTACTTCAGTATCTTTCTTTATCATAGCTATTCCCCTTGTTCAGAACTAGAAACGTAGTGCTCCTTAACATCTGGCTGTTTCTCGCGGGATGGTAGAGAGCAGAAATACCACAGCATCTTGAATCTTTTAATTAAATCTTTGAACAAAAGCTTAATAACAGAAGCTCTCACGCTTCCATGTTCTGCTTCCAATTTCTTAAGAATAGCTACGTTTTCCTTATGAATCTGCAGCATAAAACTGGCGCAACAATTCACAGCGGATGATCTCCATGAATGAACACGCCCACAGAATGGGCAACTCTTCTCACCCACAACTCTCCCGTTAGATTCTCCGCATCTACCATTCGCACTCATTGTTTACTCTCCTTTCTTTATTTTATTATTTTCTATCGCTCCATCTATAAATCTTCTGAATGTCAACATTCAAAGGAACTGTCAGGTTAATACCTACCTGTTCCAAACTATTAGCCATAATATGTTTTATTCTATCTAAAACTTTATCTGTAACCTTATCGCACGGTGCTTCGAACAGCAACTCATCATGAATCTGTAGAAGCATTCTTACTCCATACTCGCTAAGCTCCTGGTCGGACTCCAGATAGATCATACTCATACGAAGTACATCAGCTACACCGGCCTGTGGACCTGTATTCACAGCTTGCCGTTCACCTTCCGCCTTAGTGTTAAACGAACTTGAAAATAGCTCCATAATATCCCTATGACGACCTAGTAATGTATAGAATTTACCTCCATTCTGCTTGATTATATATGGGATATTTTCAATATACTTGTGCAACAATGGAAATACCTTAAAGTACCTGTCCAAAAGATTTTCTGCTTCTGCCGAAGTTGTGGGTATACCACCTTCGGTTAGTTCCACAGCTAACCTCTTAGCACTCATCCCATAATTAGTGGCGAGAACTAACCTCTTTATCCTTTCACGCATCGGTTTAGTTATCTTATCTGGAGGAACACCAAACACTTCGGATCCTATAGCAGTGTACACATCTTTTTGCATAACTGATTTTATTAGTGCTGGATCGCCTGATATATGGGCTATTAGTCTTACCTCGGCCTGACTAAGATCAGCGTCAATAAGACAATTATCTTTGTCGGCAATAAATGCGGAACGAATCTTATATTGGTCCTTCTGTTTTGGAAAGTTTTGTGTATTGGGGTTAGATGCTGAAAGCCTTCCCGTCCTAGCATTAGTCTGATTAAATGTTGGATACAGCCTACCGCCTGTCAGATTTACCTTTTCTATTAAACCTGTCACATAAGTGCTAAGTAGTTTAGACAATTTCCTGTGTTCTAAGATACGATCTACAAGCTTGTACCCTTTACTTGCTAGGTCTTTTAGTACATCTTCATTAGTAGATAAGAATTTACCGCCAGGGGTTTTAGCTGCAGATACAATGCCAAGGTCATTAAACAAGAATTTAGCCAGCTGTTGATGCGACCGTAAATTTATAGGTCTTCCAGCCGCAGCATTTATCTCCTCTTCAATCTGACTTATCTTTTCGTTTAGAGTTTTTCCAAGCTCAACTAAATACTGAACATCTACTTTAATACCCCTACGCTCCATATTAAAAAGAACAAGAGTAAACTTAGATTCTATTTCGCAGTAATAGTCCCAAAGCGTTTTACCTTCCTTAAGTATCCAGGGAAAACTTTTTAGTTTATCTCTGAGAATTGGAAAAACAGTTGCTGTCAAAAACGCATCTCTTGATGCGTACTCAAAGCTCAATTCAAGGTCAGACAAAAACGGATTTTTAGAACTAAATATTTTTGCATAAGACCTCTTTCCTTCCCCAAGATACTGTTCAGCCACAGCATCCAAACTGAATTTGTCGTTGACACAAATCAACCAAGCCATTACCATCGTATCCCAAATAGGTCCTTTCAGAAAATACCCATGATTAGCCAAAACATGTAAATCATACTTGGCATTATGAAACACTTTGGGAATTTGTGGATCTTCGAGAAGACCCTTAACTACAGGCAGCATCTCAGGTGAAACTACTTGTCTTCTCTCACCGTCGCTGATTGTAACCAGAACAATCTTGTCGAGTAAAGGTGTGTAATCCATTTTTATGGAATCTCCTGTAGTTTCAGTATCTATAGCCAAAAACTCTTTTGGAGTTAATAGCTCAGATTTATCCCTAAGTATTTCCACTTTTGGGAACAGCATACCATACACCCATGATTAGTATGGAATATCCTCTTCAGACTCTGGAAAGTTTATTGGCAAATCCCCATCTGGAACATTGCCTTGATTATGTACCCCTGGATAAGAAGGCATCGTCCTATGTGGTGGTTGTGGGGGTGCAGATGCCCCACTACCAATCGGTTGCCCGAAACTGGCGTAGGATGGACCATAATCAGCTGGAGATGCAAATGGATTTGGAATTCCAAGTATACTGGCTTGTTTATCAAGAGAAGGTGGTTTGCACATATTAGCCAAGTCACTTGGTTTGTTCAACTCATCTAAAAACTCCTTTGGTATCGGCATTACGTTGTTCTCAACCTTGTTAACAACAAGCGTCCAGTAGGATGCTCCTGATTTTCCTAACTGTTTAATCTTTTGGACTTTAAGGTCAACATCATGTATCCCCGCTCTCATTGGATTTTTACATCTTGAAGAACACTCTATAGTCTCTACAGGAACGACTTTTTTCCTACAAGACGGACATATAGCTGATGTGGCAACAAGCCTAGCCAGATCAAGGGGTTTAACAAGTGGGAGTTTATCAGGTGGGAAAATATCGGCCTTACACTCAGGGCACATCAAAGCCTTCACACGTATAGCACCGACTCCGCATGTCCGGCAAAATAGATTCATTTCAAGATGGTGTTGAAAGATTGCTTGCAGGTAAAACGGAGGTAGTTGCCAGACTTTTCTACCTGCCCACACTGGTCTATTGCCTTGGTTACATAACGAACATGCTGTTCCGTATCTTGGGTCCGCTGTGCAGTAATATATCTGCTCTCCTTGGATACCCATATCCAGCACATGCATTTTTCTCAAATCAAGTATTTCATATAAAGCTACTTTTCTTGTATTGACCCGCTTGTCCCCACGGTTTACAAGATAGCAACCTATACATTTTCCTTCTGGGTCTGACTTTGCAGAGCATGGGAAAGACCTGAATTTACCATTGATAAATGCCGTGTGCTGTAAGAAACGATACGGAGGAAAAGGCAATATCCTCACGACTGCTTCTTGGTTACTATCCAACCTAAAAAAATTGCCGAACCCTGACGACTCCCCTTCCAACATGTCCTTAACACCGCTAGTAAATGTGTCCATCTTTCTTCTCCTTTCTCTTTTTATTTAATTATTTAACACAGGATCCAAAATATCCTTAAGTTCAGCCTTACTAAAATCATCTGGCTGTTCTTTAGTCATCTTAGGAGTTACCACATCATCAACTATACCATAATTCTGCAAAAACGTGACAATTTTTTTAGAGCCGCTCCTTCCAGCTGGATTATTATCAAGAAAAAGCACAAATCTATTAGTAAGCGACGACAGAAGATTGGCTTGCTCTTTAGTCATATTGCTACCCATTAGAGCACACGTGTCTTCCCAACCCTGTTGTACTAACCACAAACATGCTTTGAAACCTTCCACAATAATTATTTTTGGTTGAGTACTGGAATTGTAATACTTTGAGTAGATGTTGTTGAAATTATACAGATGATGACCCTTATAAAAATTGTAATTGGGGTAGCTCTCTTTTAATATGGAGGTATAAGCCATGTATCTAGGTTCAACATCTGAGAAAATGGTTCTTCCAACAATCCCAACTAATTCTCCTTTGTAAGAGCGTATAGGAAAAACAATCCGCATGTTTATTCTGTCAAATCCAACTTGATGTTTTATTAAAAGCATCGGATCAAACCCTTTGTCGAGCAATAATTTTGGAACTATCCTATATGACGCTAGAACACTTTCTGGTAGAACAAGAAGCTCATCTTTCTTGATATTTTCAGACGGTGGCAAAATTCTATCTGGGATATGCGTCTCCACCCAATTTAGTTCCTGCAAAAGGTCCTCCCAGAAACCATGAGCTCCACACCTAAAACATACCCATTTTCCAGTCTTAAGAAATATGTATAAATGTTTATGCTTTTTATCCCCATGAAATGGGCATTTGATTACTATGGATTTAGGATGGTGAAAGTCAGTGCCAGAATAACCAAAGTCGTTGACATATGCTCTAACTGTGGCATCAACGAATGTAAACGGTTGAGGAAAAAACATCAGAACTCCGTCTTCTCATCCTTAAAGCTTTCCGCTATACCAGCTACAGATTCTCCGTTATCACGAAGAGCTTCTGATTCTGTCTGAGCTATGAATTCTTTAGGGTCAAAAGCAACCGGTTTAGGACTTTCAGAAAAATCAGTTGCTATATTAGCCCGTACTAAAAAACTTTCAACATCTGTTTCCCTGGCAGCAACTACTAATGCCAATATCTGATTGTTTGTCTTCGAATGATAAAGACGAAGAAGAATATCTGCGTCTTGGGCTAAAGATAATCCATACCCAACATCTTTGAAATGCCTTCCAGCTTCTCCATATCTGTTTGCTTGAGATGTTATGAATACAGGGACATTTAGTTGCATAGCTAAGTCTTTTAGATTCTGTGTGACATTTATGAATGCTCTATGGTCTTTCACTCTATCCTTAGACAATTCGTCATCTAATCTATGAATACCATCTATAAAAATAGCTTTAGGAATCAAAGATTTAGCTGTCTCTCTAATAGATGAAACATTAACCTCTCCAGATTCTGTCCTAGCGTCGCTGATACACAATAAATCTTTGTGCTCCATAAGCCACTTCGAAGCATCCTTTACTCGTTGCATCTCAGCTTCGCTCAACGACGCGTAGTTAAATGAAGAGTAATTAACTTTTGCCAAGATAACTAAAAGTCTTCTGAACAGTATCTCAGGATGCATTTCCCTAGAGATAAGTAAAACTTTATTACCAGCCTTCAGCACCTCAGCACAACACACAAGTAACAACCATGTTTTACACATTTTTGGAAGGGCATAAAAAGCGATCAATTCTCCAGATTTCGCTCCCCTAGTAACTTTAGTAAGTGTGTGCCAAGGATAAGGAAGTCCTATAAGGATGCCTTCCTGTACCTGCTTATATTCAATCTCAAAGTTAGAAATAGCTGAACCTATATTCAAATATTTATTTGCATTTGAATCGAACCTCTTGCGTAATCTGTATATGGTGTCTTCAATCCTAGCGCAGGCTTCCCATGGGTTGCTATAAAACTTCTCTTTAAGGCTCTGAAAACAGTAGTTTATATGTGTATGCACGGATCCAGAAATAACTTGCTTTACTACCGCCTCCAATGGATCGGCTGTATTTGTAAACTGAAAATCTGGGAACTTTTCAAGAACGGCCTCATCAGAAGGCAGACTATTATACTTAGAGTAAAAAAGTTCTATGAATTGATATACACCCCTTGCTATAGGGTCAGAGAAATCGTCTGATGATATTCCAGATGATTTTACATAGGTAAATCCTTGTTCACGGTCTCTCTTAATAAGCTGAGAAAGTAATATCCTTTCCCAATTAGCCATAACACATCATCCCAAAAGTTATTCAGCACTAAACTTAGACTTAACAAATTCTTCTGTTTCTTTAAGCAATGTTTTAATAAACTCAAAGAACTTCTCTGTTGCCTCTGACTCTGTCGGGGTGAACAAAAATGTCTCAGTTACAAAATCATTGATCGTAATCTTGTAGCTAAGCGCTTCAGGAGCCTTCCAATGAATCTCTGTTATTTTAATATCAAGTTTTAAATTTTCAGTCATCATTTACTCCAACATTGAATAATTCACTAACTGGGGTGATTTCAGAAGGTCTGGGCTGAGTTTGAACCGGTATCCTCTGAGCAGCGTTATAAGCCTTGCGCCAAATCTTGTTTTGGTTCAAAGCCTCAGCGTTAACAATCTTAAATATGTCCTGAAGAGCATCTTGAACCAATTTTCTGGTCTCTTCGCTAATCGGCTTTCCAAGCGGGAACTTTACAGATACACCAATCTTTACCCAATCACCATTTGGCATTTGATGGGTTATCTGCGTGCTCCCGCCAACCCAACAAGGTATTCCTTCCACAACCGTGCTCATCTTCTTTTCTTGTCTGTCATAATCTGTAACTTGGTTTCCTCTCCCTGTCACAAAACCAGCCTCAATTGTAATGTCCTCTCTGTTAATATCTCCCGGCATCTTAATCCTCCTTCTTTGTATTTTTATCTAGCCTGTTCTACTATACCAGAAGAAATACTGCACGTGTTAGAATATTTCAAATACTTTAGTTCGTGGACAATAAAAAAACCTAAACGAAGGTCTTTGTAAAAATCCTTCGACGCCTGTCCTGGTCCTGATCTAACTATGTGGGCTGGGTGCCATGTAGGAAGAACTGGCCATGATCTATTCAACCACTTTCCGTCAAATACTCTTCCTCTAACTTTAGCCATTTTGGCTCTTCTTCCAAAAGCATGCATAGGAACCTCGCCAAGAGCGATTACTAGTTTAGGGTTAATCATATTTAATTCAGCATCTAAAAAAGAAGCGCAACTATCTATCTCATCCTGAGAAGGGTCTCTAACCTGACCACGACTTTTGTCCTTCCACGGAGCGCACCTTATAAGATTCGTCAAGTAATATGTAATTTTTGAATAGTCGTAATCTGCTTTAATCTCAGCTAATGCGCTTTCAAGAACTCTTCCAGAATCCCCAACAAATGCCGTTCCCTGCTTATTCTCCATAGGTCCTGGTCCTATACCGACGATGACAATATCAGCTGTAGTATCACCTCTCCCTGGGACTTTTAAATCCGCCGTTTTATGTAGAGAACATCTTGTGCAGACAGAAATCTCTCTCAGAATTTCCTGTTCGTTCATCATATCTTCTCCCCTTTTTCAGATTCTAAACAAAAGCCTGTCAAAAGTCAAATGGAATGATCCAAAACATCATAACCCATTTTTCGCAGATGAACTAACATCTTAGTTGCCAAACTTCTCATAAGTGGGATATTCAAATCTTGAAGCACGTATATCTCAGGGGATTTTTCGTTTCCGGCAAGCCTCAAGATACGCCCAGCGCTTTGCTGGATACCCCCTGGGTCTGACATTGGATACAATACCACTAGAGTATCAAGATCTGGCTGATCTAAACCTCTTTTAGCTAACGAGCGTATCCCAAAAATTACTTGCGAATTAGCAAGAAAATCCCGACGCTCATTAGGGTCTACTTCAGCCACGCAAATACCAGACCCTGGGAAATGCTCGTGTAGTTCGCGGAGTTCTTCTTTTCGCTCACCAAGAACTAATATTTTTCTTCCCCGTGCAATAAGCTCGTTTATTAGTCTAATGACTAATTCTCTTCTTTTAGGACATTTGGACAGGTGAGTATATACCTTTCCATACATTCTAATATTAGTCGGTTCACAATCCATAAACTCCGGGTAGTAATTAAAGTTACTAACAATAAATACTTTCGGTGACAACTTATATCCTTCGTGAGAGTAAATTACCCTTCCTAAATGGTATTTATAGACTAAATCCATACCATCTCTTCTTGTAGTAGCCGAGAGACCGAAGCGTTGCCCAAAAAACAGATCAGCTGTGCGAATGAAATAAGGGGTACCAATCACATCTACTTCATCCCATACAATTACTCCGTAATATGCCCTCATATCTTCAGGAATTTCGTCTCTATATTTGGCTAGAGTATGAAGCATCGCTATTGTAATAGGAGATTTGCGAAATTCGCTCTGTTCACCTTGAATAATTGTAGGGGTAATTCCTAAATGCTTCTCAGCTTCCATCGCCCACTGCTTCAATAGGTCTGTGGTATGTACGATAACTAAAGCTGGTAGTTTTTTAGTAGCAATCATTTTTAGAGAAAGCACTGTTTTTCCATAACCACACGGAATTTTAAGTATGCCACCTGGGCTATTTACCAACGACTCAAAAGCTTCTTCCTGAACTTCCGCATATTCAGGAAGGAACTTGATATTATCAGTAAAATCAACTGATTCAAACTTTGGAATATAGTTCAAATAGTCTGGAAAATTTGACAGAGGTAAAAAATTACGTGGAACAAGCACATGGGTATCCAATAAATAATAAAGTTTTACAGGTTGGATATTCTTTCCATAGTAAAAAAAAGTGAGGGAGGTCTGAATAGCAGACATCCGCACTTTTTCGGTCGGGATATAGAGACCTTCTCTAATCGCGACTTTTCCAAAAGGAGGCTTAAGGAGAAACATCAAGGATATTATAGTCGATTCAGTTCAAAAAATCAAGGAAGCCTATTGGGCCTAAGAAGCTCAACTATCTCTTTCGCTTCTTCACAGCTTGGTCTAGCATCATGATATTCTGAATCGACCGGTTCAGAATCACGCCTTGCCAAATACTGCTGGGTTAAAGCAAGACCAATAGGAACGATCTTCCTGGACAAGGCTAAGCCTGTCCCTTGGCTAGCTAGGGCTGCCTTAAGGGCAGACGCTGCAGCACCGATTCCGAACCCGACAAGTGCTGCTACAACTAAACCTTCAAAATCTTCTCTAGTCATTTTAATCTCCTTTCAATCAAAGCAAAACACGCCCCGTCCTAATTCCGCAAATGACTATGAATCACCTGTTTCTTTAGATTAGTTTGATAAACACCCCCTTTCACTAATTGTTATCACATAAAAAATAAGTTTTTTTCAGCTAAAAAAAGTTCTTCTTTTTTCAACCTCGGGTTGGGAGGGAACAAGGAGGCATTTCCCCCCCAACCCAAGTTTAAACCCCCTACTTTTCAGCAGGGGATTTTTTTGGACCTACCACGAAGGTAGGACCATGTTGCACAAGCCACGACGACCATGGCTTGTGCAATTGGTATAAGTGCCCCATGTTCCAGGGACATTACACCATATACGCATCCACCAATTACGGTGGACGCAATTACCAGCAGTAAGTATTTCATTTGGACCTCCTTTTGGGTTTATTTAGCCCCCCCGGTCTGCTCAATGACCCTCATTGAGCTTTCCTAGGGGTGTTTTCCTATTTCATATGAATTTATACCGAAAAACAGTGACGTATTTTCACAATATTTGGCCTTGTTTTTTGCCAAAAAATATGTAAAAATAGGATTAAATGAAAATAGTCTTTGTAGGCTCTGCAGAATCCGGGTCTGGGTATTATAGAACGTTCCTCCCATTTAAGGAGTTAGGAAAAAAGCATGATACAGCGCTTGTACCATCAATAAGGAACCTAGATGAAGTAAAAGAAAAGCACTCCCCAGACATAATGATATTGTATTTCCCTTCGGATGAGGTAACTTTCCAATTTGTGAAGAAAAATAAGAAGATTTGCGTGTATTCTTTAGATGATAATTTTTTGGCTATACCAAGTAGCAGAGGAAGAGCCTACGAAAGATGGAAAAATAAGGGAAAAAAAGCCCTAGAAATAATAAAGGAGTGCCGATCGGTAATAGTAACAACTAAATACTTAGCTGGAGTAATGAGAGAATACAATAAAAACACAAAAGTAGTTCCAAATTTAGTACCAAAAGAGTATTTCGACTATCCTATGAAAGAACCAGATGTTCCTACTATAGGATACGCAGGTGGGATAAATCATATAGAGGATGTAAAACTATTAGTTGGACCGATAAGAAGGCTTCTTAGTGACGAAAACTACAAAAATGTCAACTACGAATTTGTGTGCTGTCCTCCCCCGTTCAAACATGAAGCTATAAAACATACCCACGGAACGGTAGCCGCTAAATGGTTCCAACTATTCGCAACAAAAAAATGGACCATCGGAGTAATACCAATAATCACAAACGAATTTAATAGGTGTATATCCAACCTTAAATTACTTGAATACGGTTCTCGTAAGCTGCCTATAATAGCCACGAATTTTGGCCCTTACGAGGATTCTCCAGCAGTATTAGTCACTAATAGTGCGTCAGATTGGGAGTCGGCAATAAAGAAACTGCTCAACGATAAAGGTCTTAGAAACGACATTGGAGAGGCTTGCAGAAAATACGCCGAAAACTATATACTTGATTATAAAGTGTGGGAGGAAGCACTGAATGAATAAATCTAAATTGGCAATGTTTGAATGGGAATTGGCGCAAATGAGGGATCATGTTAGAACTTTTGCCGAAAAAGCTATAACCGAAGTCATACCCGATCATTTTTGGGCCATACCACCTAGTAGTTCAGGAAAGCATCACCCAACTTGCACGCATAGACTTGGAGGTCTAATAGTGCATACAAAACGGGTTGGGTATGTTGTGCATCAACTATGCGAGGCTGCGCAGAATTCACAAGAAGATAAAGAAGCTCTATATTGCGCTGCCATACTGCATGACATTGGAAAAAAGGATAAATATGAAAAAGGGACAAACGATTATGAGAGACATCCGCTAATCGCCGTAGAATTAATAAAAGAAAAAAGTTCTATCCTGGCAACAGCTTACGGAGACGGTGGAAAGGATTTTTTAAATACCGTTTGCAGGCTAATAACCTATCACATGGGACCATGGACTCCTGAAGAATGTAGAAAACCTTTGGATAAATACGATAGTCTTGAACTTACCCTATACTATGCTGATTACCTAGCGTCGAGAAAAATGCTTGGGACACCTGTAGATGGGATTATAATCCCCGAAGAATTTAGCAAACTTAAAAAACCTGAAGAATGAAGGGAGGATAAATCTTGGCACAAAAATTTCAAACCGTAAGTGCGGAAGCACGCCAGCTGGCAGCGTTGTGTCGTTCTGAAGATCGCCTTATTGTATTCCCTTTACCTACAAGATACGCGGTAGTAAACATAGGTACAGGTAAAGAGGGAAGAATAATCATAAGAACAGATAGAGGCGACCTGGATTACGATGCAGACTATTTCCTTAAGCATCAGCAAGACATATTTCCGTTCTGCGCAGATGTCCTAAGATTCTTCAATTTAACATCTGGAGGAATATGTATAGCAAGTTATTTTTTGCTAGATTTAAAAGAGCCTCTTCATGGTGCCCCGTTTTTTTCAGCGCTAGTGCAGGCACTTTCTGACTACACAGACAAAAAAGTCACGGTCAGGCAAGTCGCTGAAAATATATATAAAGAAAAAGGAGGTTTCTTAGCTTCTTTGGCCGAAATATCTGCGGGAGAAAGAGGATATGTGCTGACAAACACCGGAGAAAAAATCAGCGAGTTTATCCCAGGGTTCCTCACCAAATGGATGGTTATCCCTAACCTATACAAGTTTTGCATACTCCCCGCTAATGTAGATGAATTGTTTGTCAAAGTAAGAATTGGAGATTGGGATGAAATGAAGAATATACTTGACAAAGCTAAAAACAGTCTTCCTGAAGAAGCCAAAAATTTCTTCGGAAAATCTATACCTATAGGGTCTTATCTGATGACAGATGAACCTAAATTCTGGCAATATTTCATAAAGAAAAAACCAAGTTCAGAAGATAAACCATGAGCGAACAAGCAGCTGAAAAACAAGGAATAAAACCTAGCGAGTTCGTAAGCAAACTAATTAGAGTGGATGGCAACCCATGGGAGGGTAAATGTGGGTTCGACAATTGGCACTATCTTCGTGATGCTTACGATAACCCATCCAGAAAGATAATATTCAAATGCTCTCGTCAGATCGGTAAAAGCACCACCTTGGGAAACATATTACTAACACATGCGATACTTGAGCATCCAATAAAAGAGCTTTATGTATCAAGTTCAGATGACAAAGCCAAAGCTTTTGGAAAAGACCGATTAAGGTCTGTAATAGAATATTCTCCAGGTCTATCAAGTCTTTTCAAAAACCCCATTCCTATTAGAGATATTGAAACCAGAACAGGCTCTATAATCAGGGTCAGAACAGCTTATACTAGAGGCGATCAGCTAAGAACCTATACTGGAAAAGTTCTGTGTATCGACGAAGCTCAGGAGATACCAGAAGATGCTTTCTTCATAATTGAAGCGTGCACACTGATGTTCCCTGGGGAATACAAAATATTTATAGCTGGGACACCTCTTACCCAGTCAAACTATCTTAGTCAGCTATACTCTAAATTCTCTACCGCCTGTGAATGGGTAATGCGGTGCGATGCTTGCGGGCACCACAATTTTCCAACAATAGATATGATAGGAGAAAACGGACCAATCTGCACTAAATGTAAAGGACCAGTAGACGTAAGAAATGGAGAATGGGTAAGAGCCAAAGAAGCTGAATTTGAAGGATACCACTTCAATCAGATATTGAACCCAAAGTATGCATTAAATCAGCAAGCTTGGCAAGAAATCATCGCAAAGATGAAAAGGTGGCCTACATCTAAGTTCTATAATGAAATACTCGGTGAAGCATACGACTTCGGAACAGGCATACTCACTCTTGATACACTAAAATCGGTCTGTGGGTCTTATCAGAAATTGACAGATCCATCAAAAGCCCCAAAGCACACATTAAATATAGCCGGCGTAGACTGGGGACCTGGACTAAAGTCATACACAGTATTAGTAATAATTTGTTGGAATGGTGCAAGATTTGATACCTTATTTGCAAAACGTTATACAGGTATAGAAGCTCATCCAGAACTTGCTCTAAATGACCTTGTAAAATGGATCAAAGCGTTCAATTGCAAAATAGTCGGTGCTGACTGGGGGTTTGGATTCAAATGGAATCAAGACCTGATGAAACAGGTTGGAGAAGACAAAGTCCTGCCTATAGCCTATGTAGGCCAATCATCTGAAAAATTCAAATGGGATGCAGAAGGCTATAGACTAGTTACAAATAGGACTATGGTCGTATCTGATACCTATCATCTAATAAAAAACAAGAAAATCAGCTTTTACTCTGCTGACCAGTTCATACCTGAGTTCGGAGATGACCTTACTACCGTGTATATAGAGGAAACCCAACTGCGTACAGGAGAAACCAAATTCAGATATGCCAGAAGCATAGACAAACCAGATGATTTTTTACACGCCCTTACATTCGCCTTAATAGCCGCCCAAAGAGTTGTTTCCATACCAGAATTCTGGCTTCCCGGTAACCCATACTATGCTTTATAAACCCACTATACCCTTTGAAAAAACAGCCCTAAAAATGATATAAATACGAGAAAGCATGCTACATACCATGTATGCTTAAAAAAATTAGAAGGAGGAAAAAGAAAAAATGGAAAATGGTGTTGTTGAAAACATTAGAAAGGTGTTTGAGAAACAAAACATTGATCTTCTTAGTAAAAATGCCTATGAGTTTATAACACTACATATGGGCTTTATAGCCCACTATGACAGAAATGGATTCTGCTGGAACTATCAAGACCTTAAGCGTTTCGCGCAGACGCTTCTGTCATCAGAGTACTCTGACGATGAGAACTACAATTTGAAGATGGCAGATGATCATCCTGAAAACGTAGAAACAATACGTGGGATATGTGCAATAGCCAAGAACTATTTGTATCCTTTATTTTATTCCAAACAAACTGAGAAAGGAGTCGAGAAAAATGCCAACATACAGAGTAACTTACAGAGATGAATTCGAAACCTTAGTTGAAGCTGAAAGTGCAGAAAGTGCTCTTGAGAAATTCAGAGCCGGAAAAGTTAAAGAAATCAAAGTTGTTGGCAACCTATGGAGAGATTTCTTTGAAATAGAAAATGTTGATACAGAAGAAATTGTAAAAGAAAGTGGATGGGACATTACTGAAAAAAAGGAGGAAAGTAAACAATGACTAAGTTTGTTTCATTGGTGCTTACAAAAGAACAGGAACCAATAATTTATTTTGATAATCCTACATCCCACATAGATACTGCCATAAAAAGGAAACTACCCCCAGGAAGCTATGTGGAAGCCACGTGGACAGGCCCAGGAAAAAATAACATAAAAATAAAATGTGATGACGGTAGAGACGAGTTATATAGATCTTGCATAGTAGAAAATTTTGAAAGCTGGGATGTACTGGTCAGCAAAGTTCTGCCTCCAGGAGCTACCATCCAAGGAGACTTAGATTTATCTGGAAGTAAAATAAAGAAGCTTCCAAACAACCTGAAGGTTACCGGAACTTTGCTCCTACAAGGGACCGATATAAAAGAGCTTCCAACTGGCCTGGAGGTAGGTTATGAACTAAATTTATGTGGGACAAAAATAACACATTTGCCTAAGGATTTGAAAGTAAAAGGTCACTTGGATCTATCGAGAAGCAAAATTAAGGAATTACCCAAAGGACTAAAAATTGGTGGCAGTTTATTCTTACAGAATTCCGACGTCAAAGCACTTCCTGAAGGTTTGGAAGTTGGTCTAAGCTTGGACTTACGCAATACAAAAATAACAAAGTTGCCAAAAAATTTGAAGGTCTCTGGTGGTATTTATCAAACCAGCAAAAAACAGAAAAAAAGGAAAGAAAAAATCACGGAATTAGAATGTATTCTTGATACTTGCCCAAAAAGTGAAGAAAAAAATTGGGTAGACTACAGGGACTGTGTAGAATGCATGTATTTTAGAGGACAAGAAACACCCGGAATAAATAGATGTGCTCACCCAAAAGCTAAAAGAGAAAAAGAGGATGTACGAGAAGCGCGCAGGAGCGTGTTTAAGAAACTTCCCCACATAAACCTGGTTGGACCTAAACGATACTAAAATCAAAGGAGGTAACCGTGGCTAAGATAAGATGTCCAGAATGCGATAAACTTATAGGAATCAACGATTTAGATTTATCCGTATCAAAGGTTAATGTTAAAAAAGGGAAACTTGATGCGTTAGAGCCGTTTGAAGAATATCTTCAAGTTACTGATGTAATATGCCCAGAATGCGGAAGTAATCTTGTAGATGAAGAAAGTATTGGTTTCTATGGAGATGTTTCTTTTAAAGATGCCATTACCAATACTCTACTTGAGATCTTCGGGGATAAAGACGAAAAGTCATAAATTTTTTATAAATTTTTTATAAATTTTTTATAAAAAATATATTTTGAGGTAATAAAGTTGTCTAATCTTTCCTGAAACGTAATAAAAAATATAAATCTTGAAAGGAGGAATCCGATGCAATCTGAAGAGAAGTGGAAGAAATATAAATGCAAAGAGTGCTCAAAAGTATCAAAAGAAAACGAATTCGAAATACACTATTCAACCATAATAACTTATATAGGCAAAATAGACCACCCCGAAGAAGCAGAAGAAGTAGATGCTTTTTATCGAGTGCATAGCATAGTATGCCCACACTGTGCCACTATCCTATGGGAAAACAACGAGGAAAGCGACGGAGATATTGATGATTTACGAATGATTTCGAATATCTTTGAAGAACAACCAGGATATTGGGAACCTGCTTGATGCTTAACTAGGAGGGAGAGTTAGTTCTCCCTCTTTTTTAGCCTTGTCCTCTTGGTGGATAGACTGGCGGTTCAGCTGTAGGAATTTGACCCTGCTCTAATTGTTCTTTTTCTCTTTCGCTCATAGGATTTACAGGAGCTTGTTGCTGCTGCGCTTGGGCGTTCTGCATCATGGCAAGCTGTTGTTCCCTTGAAACTTCCTGTGTTATCTCAGCCTGTATTTCCATCTCTTTCTTCTTTATTTTCGCCAACAGCACAAGTTCTTTCTCTTTCTTACGGATCTCATCTTCAAGATCAAATCCATTCTCTGCCATAAGAGTTGTAGCCGAAATCAAGCCTTGTCCATACAGGCTACCAGCCATGTTTTTCCTCTGAACATCCTCAGCCATTCTAAACTGGCTTAATTTGACTTCTATCGGGGTCAACCCAGGATAGGCCTTTGCAACCTGTTTAATAACCCAATCTATCAGCTTCTGGTCATATTTCCTAAGAGTTAAAAGTGTATTTTCAAGTATCCTTAAAGAAACATTAGATCCGCTCCAAGACAAACCTCCATAAGCCAACTCAAGTGGTGCCCCAGTTGTAGCTATTAATTGTTTAGTCCACTCCTGAATCTCTGGAGTAATATCATACATTTTTCCCTTTCCACCAATCTCACCAGAACCTATTGGGATAGGTGAAATCATCACCCGCAGAGGATCTAGTCTATATCTCTGAAGATTTAATTTTATAGTATCAGACCATTTAGCTAAGTTCATTTCCCCAAGTCCGGGTATACCACCTTGCATATTGGGAAAAACGTAACGGTACACATTAAAGTGGTCTTTCATAAGATTTTCCTGAGATTGTAACGCCACCTCCATGTGATGCATTTTTCTAAGTGCAAAATATAAGATTGGGATTCCCCACCCAGGAAATAGTGATGATAATATAGGTGAGCGCATGTGGAAAACTTTGTCAGAATCAAGACGCATACTTTTTCCTTTGACAAGCGCTCTAATATAATCTATCGGAAACCCCAGCCAATATTCAAAGTCGTCTGGTGTCTTTGGATTTAGCAATCTCTGATTTCTTGATGCAGTAACAACATATACAGATGTATCAGCTATATTGTTATATTGAATGTCTATGGTTTTTAGGTCCCACATGATAAGATTAACACGCCCAGGCAGAACAAGCTCTTCTATTATTTTAGCACCATAGCTACTAGAACACCTAGAACAGGTCATACGCACATCGTGGTCGTCCTTTCCTCTTCCGATTACAACCTCAAAATTTGGCTTTGGTGTAGCGGACAATATTACCTTTTCTCTGCAGTGTGGGCAAATAACAACTTTTCTTGTTTCAAAGTTGGGTGTAAGTATCGTATTCCCATATAGGATGTAATTCAAATTGTAGTCACCCAAAACTTCTGGAAAATCAAG